GTCGACCGTAGGCTGATCGAGGATGGTGATCCTGCCGCCCTCGAAGGCCTGGCCCTCTACCAACTGGTAGCCGTAGGGCCGGCGGATCACCTCGCCAGGCTGGCCGATCTCCGAGTCGTACCGCTTGCGGCCGTAGCCGGGCGGAGAGGTAGGAGATCCACTTTCCCGCGTAGAAGGTCTTGCAGAGCTCGACCGGGTAGACGCCGGGCTCGACCCGGATGCTGTAGTACTGAGCGGCCGACTCATGCTGGCGCTCGAGGGTCATCGGCTGGTCGACGGTGATGGTGGCGATCGTCTTCGGGGTGGGGGTGGTCATCGTGGTCTGTCCTTTCGTTGCGTTGGGGCCGTAGCCCCCGTTCGATAGACATACTCTATACGAACGTATAGACAGAGTCAAGCGGGGGAGGGCCAAAAACATCGGCTTCTCCCCGCTTCCTCTCCTGCCGTTTCAGGGGTTCCCCTGAATTGACTTTCAGGCCAGGCCGGCTGCCCGCAGGATCTCCGTCTCCTGCTCGGAGGTCAGGGCTGCGGGGGTGCAGTAGTCCGGCGCCGGGGTGCCGCCGTCGATGGCCCGCTGCCAGCGCTGTCCCCACTTGAGGTACAGCTCGACCTTGCGCTCTTCGGTCGTGGCGCCGAGCGCCTGCAGCGCGGAGGTGGCCTGCGTCACCGTGGCTCCCTTCATGCCCAGGAACCGGAGGACCGCCGGCACCGGGTGGCCGAAGAGCGCGCCGCGCTTCCCGCTCTTCTGGCCGGCGGGGAGCCGGTAGCCGAGGCCGGTCAGGATCTCGACCGCCGCCTCCGGCATCTTGCGGATCAGGACCTCCAACTCGGCGCGGCGATCGGAAACCGGAGCCTCGGCGAGTTGCGGGGCCGACGCGGGCTCAGGGGCAGGCTCGGCCGTCGCCAGGGGCTCGACCGGCGTGCCGTCGGCGAAGATCCAGGCCTCCTGGCCCCGATCGTTCACCACCTCGTAGGTGGCCTCGCCGTTCCGTGGGCCACCGAGCATGTTGCCACAGCGCCCGGTCTGCATGCGGTAGTAGATCTCGCCGCCGATCTCGACCTGGGCAGGAACCGCCACTTCGGCTGGTTGGGCAGCCTCAGCCGCCGCGGCAGCCGCCGCCTCCTTCGCCCGGCGCCGCTTCTCAAGCTTCGGCATCGGATAGGGAGCCGCAGGGGCGGCAGGCTTCTTGGTGCGGCCGGTGGTGGAGGGGGAGGAGGCGGGCTTCTTGGCGGTGCTCTTCGTAGCCATCGGGGTCGTCCTTTCTTGCCTTGGGGGCCAGCAGGCCTCCGGTTGTGAGGACGACACTATACGAACGTATCTAGAAATCAACCCCCAGCAGCAAGAGCAGGCGTTTCGTCTTCCCAGGGGCCCGGCTCCCCGGGGTGGGTGAGCTCAAACCAGCGCCGGCGGATGACGTCGGCATAGCGGGGGTCCTTCTCGATGACGAGGGCGGTGCGCGAGGTCTGTTCGCAGGCAAGCACCAGCGTCCCGGACCCGCCGAAGAGATCGACCGCCACCTCCTCCGGCCGGGTGGAATTCTCGAGGAGGTCCCGGAAGAGCGCCACCGGCTTCATGGTGGGATGGTCCCGGTTGGCCGCCGGCGCGGGGTGCTCGAGGACAGTCCGCTTGTCCCGCCCCCCATACCAGCGGTGGGCGGCCCCCTTCTTCCAGCCGTAGAAGCAGGGCTCGTGGGCCCAGTGGTAATCGCTGCGGCCCAAGACGAACCGGTGCTTCACCCAGATGAGCTGCTGGGCCCGGTACCAGTCGACGGCCTCGAACGCCGCCTGCACCTCGCGCGCCTTCATGCTGGCGTGCCAGATGTAGATGGGGGTTCCCGGGGAGAGGAAGGGGTCGATCGAGACGAAGCACTCGCGAAGGAAGGCGATGTATTCCTCCGGCGTCATGTCGTCGTTTTCGATCGTCATCTCTTCCTCGGTCCGCCCGTGGTAGGCCACGTTGTAGGGCGGGTCGGTGAGGAGGAGGGCGACGTCGTGGCCGGCGAGCAACCGGAGCATGGCCTCGGTGTCCCGGCAGTCGCCGACCAGGAGCCGGTGGCGGCCGAGCTGGTAGATCATCCCGGGCTCGCTCTTAGGCACCTCCGGGGGCTCGGGGATCTCGACCTCGTCCGGATCGGGTCCGGCCCAGCCGCGGGCCTCGTGAATGGCGCGCTCCATCTCCGCCGCGGCCTCGTCGAAGGCTTGGAGATCCTGCTGGGGGAAGCCCCAGGCGATCAGCTCCTCTCGGGTGTAGCCGCCCTCGGCCATGAGCCGGTGGTCGAACTGGCCGTGGTTGGCGTTGAGCCGAGCATTGAGCTCCCGTTCCCGCTCGAGCGTGAGAAAGACGCACTTGCCGGGGAGCCGGCGCTGCCCTTTGGCCTTTGCCAGGCGCAGCCGCTTGTGGCCACCGACGACCACGCCGTGGCGATCGGGGTGGGTATTCACCACCAGGTCCTCGACCAGGCCGAACTCGGAGAGGCTGGTGTCGAGCTGGCCGAGCTGCTCGTCGGTCATGAAGTGGGGGTTGTAGTCGGCCTCCCGGAGCTCGGAGACCTCCCACATCCGGGTGGGCGGAATGTAGAGCGGGCCCGCCGTCTCGTCCACGGCAGCGCGATCTTCCGGCAGGGATTGAGCTTCCAGGTGGACCAGATCGGGTGCGCTTGCGCCCGGGTCGTCCACGACTTCGGGGTCGGCCATCGTCGCTCCTTCAAAGGGGGTGCTGCCGGAGGTGATGGTACTACTCGTCCGGCGGCTTCGCGTAGATCCGCAGGGGCCAGTCGGTCACGATCTCATCCGACCAGGTGCAGGTGGCGTCGCCCGCCGGGCAGGAGCACGAGACCCGATAGACGTAGAGCGTGGGGCCCTTGTCCTGGAGAACCCGCGTCGGCGGGCCCGCCCAGTGGACGTGCCGGTGGCAGCGGTCGCAGATCGGCGACCAGGTGGTGAACATGAGATCGGCGGGCTCAACGTACCAGCACCACCGCTTCCCGTCGCGGGTTTTTTCCAGCGCCGGCTCGATCGCGAAGATCCGTTGGCGGGTGTCGCCGGTGAGGCGGTGGCGATCACCGGCTTCGGCCCCGGTGCGGCCAGCGGCCTCGTCCGACTGCATCAGCCGCCATCTTCCAGGCGGCGAACAGCGTCCAGGAGGTCACCCTCGAAGGCCTCCCGGTCGAGTTGCTCGAGGTAGCGCTCGAGCACCCCCTCCAGGGCGATCTTGCAGTCCCGCGGGCCGGCCATCTTGCGGCCGAGCTCCAGGCGGGCGGCGAGAGCGCGGCGCTGGCCCTCGGTGACGCGCAACTTGAGGACGAGGTGGAGAGCGCCGGCGGGGACCGGCACCAGGTCAGCGGGATCTCCGTGGCTGCGGCTCATAAATGCGCCAAATTGCGCCGAATTGTGCAGGATTGCGCGTGATGGGGCTCGTCGTCGAGGACGTTGCCGTCGGCGCAAGGAGGGCGACCGCGGCCGGTGACGTCCGGCTCCTGCATGGTGACGTTGTTACTGCTACAGGAAAAAGAGTAGCACGGCGGGCCGGCCGCAAGACCGGCCCGCGGTGGAGGAGGGGGAGCTTCTACTCGCCGTTGGCGCCGGCGGGGGCGGCCTGCGAGGCGTCCTGCGGGTCGGACGGGGAGGTCTGCTCGCCGCCGGTGGAAGGGGTGGAGGGAACGGTCTGCGGCTTGTTCGCGTCCATCGCGGCCTGGAGAGCCTGCTGCGCGGCGGCCATCTTCGCCTGGCCGGCGTCCATATCGTCGGCAACGGCGGAGAGCGGGGAGAGGTCGATCCCGGGGTTGTTGGCGAGCGCTTCGGCGACGGCGGCCTTGATCTTGTCGGGCCAGGTGCCGAAGTCCTGGACCGCCTCCTGGACGGTGCCGAGCAGCCCGTCGAGCTTCTGGTGGGTCTCCTGGTCTTCCTGGACGATCCGGTCGAGCGTTTCCTGCGCGGTGGCCATGATTGACTCCTCCTTCTGCTGGTTGGATAGAGCCCGGTCGAGCTTCGATTCGATCCGGCTGAGGATGGGGAATAGAGCTCCGAGGATACGGATCAGCAGGTCGCGGAACATCGCTTCTCCTCCTTCCAGGGGACGGGTTCGGGGCCGACGGGGCGGGACCGGGGAAGCGTAGCAGGGCCAGGGCAGGAGGGGGAAGGCCCCTATGGGGTCGAGACCCACGATGACAGCGCCGCCGCCCCCGCGGCGCGGAGACGATCGATCCGCTCCGGCCGGGCCCGGAAGTCGAGGGCGCTCTCATCGCCGACGTCGATCCGGATGATGCGCTGCCAGAGCTCCTTCGGGACGAAGGCCTGGTTGGCGACCGCCCGCAACATCGTGGCGTTGGCCACCAGGATCTCCGGCAGCCGCGGACGTAGCGGGCGAACCGCGACGTCTCCGCCGGCGTCTTCGATCTCCCGGTGGGAGTCCAGGCGCACGCCGAGGACCTGGTCGCAGGGCAGGCCGGAGAAGATCGAGAGCGGGTGGTTCATGGCCACGCCGCCGTCGCAATGCCACCAGCCGTCGACCTGGACAGGGGGCCAGAACAACGGCACGGCCATGCTCGCGAGCACCGCATCCGCCACCGGCACCTCGGGCGTGTCCTCGGTGGAGAAGACGTGGGGCTGAGCGTCGGCCGCGGCGCCGCGGCGCAGGTAGCGGGTGGCGGCGACGTAGAGGTGGTGGCCGGTCCGGCGGTGCAGCCCGTGGAAGGTCAGGTCCTCGGGGAATCCCGCCTCGAGGAGACGCTCGACGATCCAACGCCGGGCGAAGTCGATCGAGTGCCAGCCGCCGCTGAATGCGAGGCGCAAGACCGCCGGCGGGTGGTAGGCGGCGAACTCCGCCCAGGGGGTGGCCTCCTGGATCTGGCGCACGTGCGCCGCCGGCGCGCCGATCGCCCGCAGCATCGCGGTGATCGCCCCGGCCGAGGCGCCGGCGTGGTGGATGACGGGGAGCTCCCACTCCTCCAGCGCTTCGATGATGGGCCCATAGGCTTGGCCGAGGAACCCACCGCCCTCCCAGGCCTCGGCAGTGACCTGGGCCAGCTTCTCAGGGACGGAGGATTGCAGCATGACCGGCCTCTCGGTGAATCGACTCGACGACGCGCCCCGAGGTGAAGGCGTCGACCACGCCGCCGCGGTGCACCACCACGATGGAGACGGCGAGGAGCTGGCCGCTGCGCATGGCGCCGAGCAGGGCGACCAGCTTCTCCTCGAGAACCGGGTCGACCGGGAGGGGAGTGCCCAGCTCCATGTCGATGTGCGCCGTCATGGTGGTCCCCTGCAGCAGGGATCAGGGGGCGAAGCGGATACGGCAGGGAGATTGATCGCCGCAGAGGTGCAGCACCACCTCCACCGCGTTGAGTACCGGGGAGGTGCGCTCCCGGAGGCGCTGCGCTGTGCCCGTGGCGCAGGCCAGGACGCAGGCGCAGAGGTTGACACCGCAGAAGCGGGCGATCAGGCCCTCCTGAATGAGATCGGCCCCCAACAGCCAGGCGTAGATCTCGCCGTCGCCGGCGTCCCGATTCTTCCAGATGATCGAGGTGTCGGCCGGCAGCTTGGCCGAGATCTCGCCGCTGCCGTCGTAGCAGACCGCCAGCACCCGGCCGCCGCGCGCCACCACCGCGGCGGCCTCCTCTTCGATGCTGGAGATCAAGGCGGGGTCGAGCGCGGCCGAGTAGGCGACCTGCATGTCGACCACGACCAGGACCTCCAGCACCAGCGTGGAGACCGCCGGCGTTTTCAACGCGAGGTCCTCACCGGCACGGGCGAGCCGTCCTCGTCCACCTCCTCGAAGGCCTCGGGGTTGCTGAGGACGTCGTCGAGATCCGCGAGGAGATAGAGGACCTGGTCCTCGGAGATCGGAACCTGGAGCTCCACCGTCGGGCCGAAGAACCGGATGGAGGAGGTGCCACGCTCCTCGAGGATGACGTCGCCGTTGGCGGCGAGCGGCACCTTCAAGCGAAAGCGCCGCGGGGCGCCGCGGCGGCGAGCATCCTTCTGGAACGTGGAGACGATGCGGTCGGACACGGCTTCTACTCCTCGGGCCCCTCGCCCGTGCGCAGCCCCTGGATGTGGCGGAGCTTGATGTCGGTCTTGAGCGCGTCGAGCGCGCCGACGGTGGCGTAGACGCCGCGGTCGACGCCTGTATGGCACTCGGTGACGCAACCGCGGAGGCCGAGACCGACCGCAGCGAGGTTGCGCAGCTTGCCCAGGCGGGCATCCGCCAGGAGCCGCTGGCACATAGCGACGACGTCGGGGAAGACCTTGCCCGCGGGCTTGGGCTCGGCGGCGCCGGCGGGGATCTCCTCGAACCACTCCGGCAGGGCGAGCACGGTCTCCAGATCGATCACCATGCTGGCGGCGTAGTCGCGCGATCCGAAGTCCAGGGTGAGCTCGACGACGGGGCTCCCGAAGGTCCGCGCCGACAGGCTGGAGGCGGTGAAGACGTCGCCGGCGAGGATCAGATCCTTCTTCAACCGGAACCGGCGAAGCGGCTGCTTTTTCTTGCTTCCCATGGTGGTCTACTCCGCGTCTCGGGAATCGCGCCGGCGGACCGGCTTCTCGGTGGTGGTGGTCGTCGCCGGCTGCACGCTGGCGGTCTGCTCGGGTGCGGGGGAGACGATGGCGCCGGTCGCGGGAACCGGCTCGCCGGAGTCGATGACCTGGGCGGTGGCGCCCTCGGGGGCCGGAGCCAGCTTGGCCACCACGCCGTCGAGGCTCATGCGGCCGGTCGGAGTTCCCTCGGGGGTGGCCTCGTCGACCACGACGTTGGCCGCCGGGGCCACGGTGGTGGCTGCCAGGACCGGAGTGGCCACCACCTCGGGCAGGCCCTCCACCTCGAGGTGGAAGGTGACGGTGCAGGTGGGGGTCTCCACCTTGAACTCCCCGGCGCGGGCCCGGAAGTCGTCGGCGCCGATGATCCGGATCTCGAAGTGGGCGAGGGTGTCGTCGCCGTTCGCCTTGAGCAGATTGAGGATGACGCCGGTCGCCTCTTCGAGGAGAGCGCCGGCCACGCCCGTGGCCTGGGAGATCCCGCTGACCAGCGCCTGGCCGAGGCCGGTGGCGTCCACCGCGTGGCGGGCCTCATCGAGCCGCTGGCCCGCCTTGCGCTCCCCCTGGTCGCTCTCCATCACCACGCCACGGCAGAAGAGCCAGGGGCCGGGGTCCCCCTCGAACAGCACGAGGTCCAGGACCAGCGGGTTACCGCGGCGGATGCCGGCGGCCGGCTCTGTGAGGATCGTGGTTGCGCCCTCGATCTGGGCGGTTTCGCCCTGCAGGGCGGGCGGATTTGGGGCGGTTTCGCCCTCGGCCGCGCCAGGCACAGCGGGGGTCTCCGGTTTGGGATAGGCGGGGACCAGCGACAGGGGAATCGAACCGCCGGTCTTGCCGGTCAGCGCGATCGTGGAGATGTAGGGCTCCCGGCTCACCAGAGCGCGAGGGAGCTCTACGCCGACGAGGCGGAGCTTCGCTTTCATGAGATCTCCTTAAGAGTCTTCTACAGCTTACTTATGAGGAGATGGTACGGCACCTCGGGAGAGGGCCGTCAACCGAGAAAGACGGAGTGTCTACGGCCGGGAGATCCTGCAGGTGGCCCAGCAGCCCGGGGGAACAGCCTCCTCCCGCCGGCGAGGGAGGCGGCCGAGGTAGCCCATGCACACCCAGGAGCCAGGCGCTACAGCGCGCGCCATGGCCTTCCCCCGGCGCGAGCACCGCTCGTCGTAGCAACGAGGAGCGGGCTCGGGCCAGAGATGGGCTGGAGGATCGTCGTCGGCCATCTACCGCGTCGTGTGCTCGCGGTTGCAGTCCGGCCGGTTGCACATCGGGCAGGTGCGGTGCGGGCGGGGAGGCACCTGCCGGGAGCCACAGCGATCGCCGTCACGCCGGCGCCGGCCTCCTCCTCGGGGTTCGGGACGCTGCTGCTGGTGGTGGGGAGCTGCTCCCTGGCGGCTCATGCGCGGGCGGTCTCCCGCGGACGCCAGTCCCTCGACCCGCTATCGCGGCGGCGAGAGTCGAGGACCTGCTCCCGAACGTTGGCCGCGGCCTCATGGAGCGAGGCGCCAGGAACCCCCAGCCCATAGATCCCGTCGTCGCTCTCGGTCGGGATGCCCTTCTCGATCTTGACGTCCCAGCCACGCTCGATCGAGCGGAACGGCCATCGCGGCCAGCGGCGCCGGGCCCGCACCGCCTCGTAGGGAGTGAACAGCGCGGTGTAGGGCCCCTCCGGCATCCAGACCGCGGCCTCTTCCGGGGGCCCGAGCTCGGTCCGCTTGTAGTCCATCCGGCCGAGCAGGACGTTGCGGAGGTCGAGATGGCCGCGGCGCCACCGGGGGTCGGTACTGCGATGCTCGTCGGGGTCCATCCAGAGGAGCCACCAGGGCCCGCCGTCGAAGAAGCGCAACGAGATCTCCCGGCCCTCGAGGAGGAAGAGTCCCGGGGTGTAGCGGGACTCCCGCGCCGGCAGGAGCTTCTTCAGCAGGGACCCCATCCCGCTCACGCCGAGGTAGAGGCTGAAGAGGCCGATGCAGAAGGAGGCGGTGACCTCGTTCTCGTTGGGATCGAGCTCCCAGGGCCACCGCCCAGCGGTTGGAGAGGAGACCCCACTCGATGCGGAGGACGTGGCGCTGCAGGTGCCACCAGGCCCGCCCGTTCCAGGGGAAGGCGCCGTGCCCATCGGCGCGGGTAAGGTTCTGCCAGTGGGCGTGCATGATCAGCGCTTCCTCCGGCGGGGGGCCGGCGCCGTCTTCTGGGGCTCGGAGCTCTTCTGGGCTTCGGGGCCGGCTCCGGTCTGGGGCACGAAGACCCGCTCGAGGATGCCGACGAGCCGCTCCTGACCACGCTCGATGCGCGCGAGGGCTCCCTCAACGTCGCCGCCGGCGCGCAGTTCGGCCGCGGCGTAGTTGCCGACGGTGAGCTCGTTGTGGACAGGCATGGACCCTCCCGGTGCCGTCATCCCCGCCACCGCCTTGCCGCCGCCCAACCCCACCACCTCCTCGAGGACGGACAGGCGCTCGGCCGCCTTGTTGGCCCGGTCGTTGTGCCAGGAATCCATCTCCTCCAGACGCTTCTCAAGGACCTGCACTCGCTGAAGTAGGCTCATGCGCTCTGCACTCCTTCCCCCTTCCGGGGGGTCTTTGTAAATTTCCGACCTCGGATGAGGGCCGGATTCTCCAGGGCAATATCACCCAGGGGCGGCAGCTCGGCCGCCGGCGGCGGGATGGTCGCAGGGGGGAAAATCGCCCGGAGCCGCCCGCGGATCAACTCCTCGGCCGCGGCTTCCCGGGTGGCGCCATAGAGCCCGGTCCGGACCAGGCGGTCGAGCTGGTCGATCACCTGCCAAGTGGTGGTGAGGGTGAGGTCCACCGGCTTGCCTGCCATCAGCCGGGGATCTCCCGGGCATCTGGCGGGGCGAGGTCGACCACGAAGGCGGCTCCATCCCGGCGCGTCAACCAGAGGTCGAGCTCCTGGACGGCTCGCTCGCGATCCATGCCGTGGACGTCGAGTTCAGGGGTCGTGCTCGGCGGCGCCCAGGCTTCCCGGATGCGGCGTTCTTCGAGGGCGAGCCGCTCGGGGGTCGCGGTGTAGCCGGGGGCGAAGTGGCGGCGAGGCTTCATGGCGCACTCCTGCCGCCGATGCGACCACACCCCTCGCAGGGGTGGGAGATGTGGGAGAGGCAGCCCGGGTGCCGGCAGGGCACGCCGTCCGGAGGGATGCGGCGCGCCGGCGGGTCGTCGAAGCTCTCGTCGAGGAGGAAGGCGAGGGTCGGATCAATCCGCGGCGGCGGAGGGTCCGGGATGCGGAAGGTTCTGAAGATCCGGATGTCCGGCGGCCCGCTGCGCAGCTCGCCGGTATCCCTCGGTGGGTGCTTGAGGGGGATCAGGACGTCGTCGGGCTGCCGGCGCCGCACCCCCACCAGCATCCCGGTCCTGTCCTCGCTGGCCAGGTCCCAAGCCCGGAAGACTTGCATCTTCTGCTGCTGCTCGAACTGGCGCCAGGCCTCCGCGGCGGCATCGCCGCGGCCGACCGAGACCGAGCCGTCTTCCTCGTAGAAGACGGGGACCTCGAAGCGCTTCCACCAGGTGCGCAGGCTCTCCTCGAGGAGCACGGGGCTCAGAGTGCCCAGGGCCATCACGCACCTCCCGCGAGCTGCTGCTCACCTTCAGCCAACTCCCAGCCGGCGGAGGTAAGCAGCCGGCGGATCAGATCCTCGGGCCATGCTTCGGGAACAAGAGATGGGTCCTCTATCACCAGGTCCGCCTCGACGAGGGCGTGTTGCTCCAGCTTCACGTTGACCGAGACGATCGGCACCACAGCGCCGTCGACTTCAACCCGCGGCCCACGGTCGTCGATCGTCACCCGGCCGCGCACCGTGAAGCCACCGACGCGCACGACGCGCAGGTCTCGGATCTGAAGGAGCTCGCTGGGGATATGCGGCGGGATGGCTACCTTCGCCCAGAGGTCGAGCCGGCGGACGTAGACCTCGGCCGCGGCAACGCACCGCTCTCGACTGCCGGTAATCAACGCGCGTCGGATCGCTGGCCCGCCCTCGCTCTCCTGGAGGAGGATGTCGTTGTAGTGGTCGACCTCTCCCGCTTCCACCTCGACCGGAGACAGGCCGGTTGTGATCTCGATGCCGATCATCGCCGGGCCGCCTTCCTGCCCTGCTTCTCCAGCTCCCGCTTCCGCTTGCGCTTGGCCGTGGCGGTGGGGGACTTCGCCGGCGGCGCCGAGGTCTTCGTGGCGCGGCGTCCTTCGAGTACGACGCGGGCAGCGCCCTTGAGGGTGGGGTGGTCAGCTTGCATCGGAGGCCTCCCCTCGCAGCCGCCGGTTCTCCTCCTCCAGGGCGGTGATGCGTTCCTCGTAAGCCTGCACCCGTTGCCTGACCGCTTCGTTCGCGAGTCGAAGCGCCTCGTTTACAGGCACCCGCCGCGGCGGTGCATCGCCTTCCACGATGTCCACGAATCCGCTCTCCGCCCCCAGATAGCCGACGACCTCGGCGTAGAGCAGGTGCAGGTCCTCCTCGGGGAGTTTGGCCACGTCGACGTCGAACCGGGAGGCCTTCGCACCTCGCGGTTTGATCTGAAAGCGCTGGAGGAGCGCAGCGGTGACAGCCTCGGCTGTCGAGTCGAGGCTGGTGAGCTGCCGGGGAGCCGCCTGGGTGTGCGTGTTGGCCGCGAGCACGATCGCGGCCTTGAGCGCCACGGCCAGTTCCTGGTCGGTGGCCGCCGGGCTGAAGAGCAAGGCGTCGAACCGGGCCTCCTCGACCGTGGAGCGGAGGGGCCCGCAGGCATAGATGGACCTGGCGCGCTCTCCGCCCTGGGGGTCGATCCGGTGCTTCTCGATGACGACGGCACCGTCGACGACCGGCTCCTCGTCTTCACCGCGCTCATCAGAACCGGAGGACACCATCGGCGGGATTTTGTTCAGCTCTTCCGGCTCGGACATCAGCTCGATCGTCTGGCTTGCCCCACATCGGCACATCACCCCACTCCACGTCAGCGGGGAGCCCAAGGGCCGGTCGATCAGGATGATCACCGGCACCGCACGCCCGCACGCCTCACAATCAAGCTCGATCTGGACCTGTCCAGTGGTCCGAGGGATCTCCACCGGCCGGCTCATGCGGGCCTCCGATCGTAGATCCCTTTGCCGCCGGGCCCGGCCGGCGGGCTGGCCCACGCCACCACCACGACGTGGTCCGGCAACTCGCGGTCCTCGAGGAGGAGCCAGCGTCGGGCCCGGCGCCGGAGCGGTGACCAGAACTCCTTCTGCCCCGGGCCGCAGGCGAGCCAGCCGAAGAGCACGGTGCCGGGCGGGGTTTCATCGGGCGGCGGATCGGCCTCGGGGTCCCGCCAGACGATGGTCTCGGTGGCGAGCGGCGGCGCCTTGGGCTCGCCCAGGAGGATCACCGGCCCCGTCTCAGGGAACGGCTCGCCGGCGTTGGCGAGCAGCTCGTTGTATTCCTCCCAGCTCGCGAGCGAGGTCGGTTTGCCCTCGATCGAGACGTTGCCGTGATAGGCGGCCATGAAGGCGGCCAGGCCATAGGCGCCGTAGACCCCCGAGGGCGCCGCGGCGATCGCCGCCTGCAGGAAGCCCTCGACGTCGTCGGTCATCATCAGCACGGAACCGCGAGGGTCGCAAGGCAAGGAAGGAGCGCTGCTCTGGCTCTTCCGGATCGTCGCCAGGGCTGCCGCCGCCTGAGATCCGGCAGGGGGAGGCGGCAGGACCTCGGCCATGCGGTAGAGATCGCCGGCGTCGACGGTCCACCAGCAGGTGCGCGCTGCGTAGTAGACCCGCTTCGGCTGCTTCGAGGGGACGAGCGCGCGGACGTCGTCCAGGGTCCGGACCTTCCAGGTGAGCTCGATCGGCGCCATGGGTCAGTCCCTCCCCCCGCCGGCCAGACCGAGCGCCGCGGTCAGCATCCGGGCGAGCTGCACCGTGGCGCGGACGTCGGCCAGCGCGTCGTGCGCCTCCTCGGCCGGGAGGTCGATGCCCAGCCACTCGCAGAGCGTCCCGAGCTTGTGGTTGGCGGGCGGGTTGGGGGCGCCGAGGGTCAACCAGCGCGCCAGGTTCAGGGTGCAGAGCGGCTCGAAACACGCCGCTGGACAGAAGACCCCGGCACGCTTGAACCAGGCCGCCAGGAAGCCGCTGTCGAAGGGGGCGTTGTGGGCGCAGATGCGCGCCACGGTGTAGGGCTTCTTCTGGGCCGAGATCTTGGAGACGGTCGCATGCCGGCGGAAGAACTGCGCGATCCAGTCCAGGGCCCGGCTCTCAGCGACAGCCTCGGTCGCCCACACCTCGGGGTTGTAGTGGTTCACCTCGAGCGCCTTGGGATCGGCGGTCTTGGGGTCGAACTTGATCTTGAGCTCCATCGACTCGACCTCCCCCCAGAGCCCGTCGCAAGCGATGGCCGCGAACTGGATCACGGGGTGGCGATTGGGGTCGAGGCCTCCTGTCTCGACGTCGAACACGACGATGCGCTCGTTCAGATCCATAGCTTCGGGTTCCTTCCTGCCGGGCCCGTTGGAAGATCGCCGCCCCGACGGGGACCCGGCCGGCTGCCGGGGGCGGCTTCATGCTGGTGGACCGCGGGCTCCTCAACCCGCGGCTGGAAACTCTACCTCTGTCGGAGTCGCTGGATCAGTTCCCCAGGGCTCCATAGTCAAGCCCCCGCTTCACCTCCACAGCTCGCAGGTAGGCGTAGCGCACCACCGGCGCCGGCGCCGCCTCGATTAGGGGGCGCAGGGCCCGCTGCGCCGGCGACAGGCCGCCCATCACCGATAGTACCCATGCCTTCACCTGGTCCGCGGGGACGGCGGCCGGGTTCGAAGGGCCGGGCGCCTCCCCTGAAGCACAGCGCGCAGCGATCACCGCGGTGGCGAAGGCCTCGTCGAGCGCTTTGTCCTCCCAGACCAGAGCACCGCTCACCAGCGTCTTGACGGCGTCGGGGACCGCGGGCGCGGTGAAGAAGTAGGTGGTGAGGTGCGTGCGGATGGTGACCGTGGCCGGCATCTGCGCCGGCAACGTCTCGCAGGTGCGAGGGTTGGGTGTGACGCAGGCGCAGAGACAGAGGGGGGTCTTCCCCGGCGGACATCCGACGTTCCCATCCTGAGCACCGGCCACCGCGGCGAGGGTGAAGAAGGCGGCCAAGACCGGAAACACCTTCCCGTAGCGCGCCGCTGGAGTGAGGAGGCGCCAGAGCCATTCCGACCACCCGCAGAGGACCGCGAAGTTGTGGTCGAAGGCGCCGTCGTGGTGCATAGCATGCCGCTGCGGCGTCAGGAAAATGCGCGCCATCTGGAGCGGCCTGAAGATGAGCACCGGGCGATGGGAGAGGGCGTGGGAGACCTGAGTAAGTCCGATCCCGAGCCCCAGGGTCACCAGGAAGGGCGAGCGCAGGAGGAGGCCGCCCAGGAGAATCGGCCCACCAGCGAGCCAGGGAGCCAGTAAGTTGGTAGGCGTCAGGAACTTCCCCGGGTTGCGGTGGTGCTCCTGAAAGTCCCGCGCGATCCGCCTGATCAGGCTTCCATCCCCGCCCTTGATCTTGTCGAAGACGACGTGCCAGACCAGCCCCAGGAAGTCGGCGCAGAACCAGGCGAAGAGGACCTCGGCGAGCCGTACCATCGTCATCGCCCTCCAGCCTTGGGCCAGCGGGTAATCCGACCGGGCCCGCCGGGGCACGCCGGCGGCGTGCCGTAGGCGGTGGTGATCTGCTGCTTCGCGTTGGGAGGCGCCACGCCCTCGGGGAGGCCGTAGGTCACCACCCCGCTGGCATAATCGGCGCAGACCCACGGGCTCGGCTGACCCATCTTGTCGACCGTCTCGAAGTGGGCGACGTGCCCCTTGGGGCCCCGCTCGAGCACGAGCTGGTTCTTGAGGGGGAGGAGATCGCCGGCCGTGCCGCTGCGGATCTCGCTCAGGATCGTCGGCCAGGCCTTCGCCCAGGTCTCCCCCCGCTTCCAGGCCGTCTCGATCTGCATCAGGGCGTAGAGCCCCAGCCAGTCGGGCGAGGTCTCGATCATCTTGGGCAGGCGGATCGGCCGCTTCGCGAGCGCCGGCTCGGCCCCGTGGTCCAGCCAGGCGAAGGTGGTAGTGACCTGCTTTCGCTGGTCGCTGTCGTCGCTGAAGCGCGCGCCGAGGCCGGTGACGAGACTCCAGTCAGGTAGGGCGAGGAGCCGGGCAGCGACGAGGTTCCCCTGCCAGCTCTTCGTGAGGGCTTGGACCACGCGCTGGTCCCCGGCGCGCATGCCGAAGAACAGGAGTGGGCCCCGGGCGGCGCCGAAGTGCCCCCAGTGGCTCTTCGAGAACAGGGCTTCGTCCGTCCCGCCCTTGGCCTGGTCCCCGACGAGCTTGACGTCGCCGTACCACTGCACGATGAGATCCGAGACGGAGGGCAGGTGCTGACCTGCCCAGGCGGCGAGCTGCTGCTCGCAGTGGTTCGGGGTGGCTCCCGATGTCCAGTCGGGCTTCACCACCACCGGCGGACCCCCGGCGGGGGTGTTCATCCAGCGGTAGGTGGGGGCTGCGTAGTCGTCTCCCATCATGGCTCCTTTCCGGGTAGCGCAGGGTCAATCCAGGTGCTTCGCCGGCACGCCGCCGCGAAAACACCAGAGCAACAAAGCCGATCAGCCATCACCCTCGTCCTCGGAGAACAGCCACGCCTCCCCTTCGGAGCCGGTTTCTTCCCCCGGTTGTTGGTTGGCCGCCCGGGCCAGCACCTGGGCGACGGCTTCGATCTCTGCGACCGAGCGAGCCTTCAAGATCCGTTGACGAGCAGTGGATAGCATACTCCCGGGCAGGGGCCCGACCTGCTTTCCGTTGCCGAGGACCATCCCCTTCGCCATCCAGCCGGTGTCGAGACGGGCGAGAGTGATCTTGCGCCACTCCTCGAGATCCTCGTCCCCGTAGCCCTGGGCGACACGGCCTTCCCGCCACGACTGGACGGCATCGCCGAGGGGGTCGAGCAGGTAGCGGAACGAGCGGACCGGTTCGTTCTTTGCGGCCTGGCGCGAGGCGACTTCCCAGATCTTCGAGGACAGCACCTCGACGGGGACTCCCTGCGTCAGCCAGCCGATGACGGTCTCCCGCTCCAGGAACGTGAGGACCCGGCTCACGCCCGTGGCTTCCCGGAAGGCGGCTTCGAGATCTGCGACCCAGATCAACCCTCGACGAGCGGCGGCGGCGGCCGGCGGCTCATCCCCGGACCCCTGCTCTGCTGCTGCCGCTGCTATCTGCCGTAGAGGGTGGGATACACGTCTGTCAGGAGAAGATGAAGACGAAGCTGAAGCTGCAGCCGAAGCTGAAGCTTGAAGCTGAAGTGCATCCCTTTTTGTATGCAATTGCATGGGTGAGGTCGTGCTTTTGCTTAACCCTCGGACAGCACGAGGCTTAGGCGGTGCATTCCGCTTTTTTTCCCATAGAGCCCGCGCGGCTAGCATCCGCTCGATCCGGACCTTGATCTGGAGGAGGTAGGTGCGGCAGAGGCCGATCTGCCACCACCTCTCCCCGCGTTCGCGCCAGCCGGTCTGGATCTGCTCCCAGAGGTCCGGCCAGTCCGCGGGGTGACCGCACCAGCCGCGGAGCTTCAGATCCTGCGCAGGGACGCTGCAAGGCGGCAGCATACCCCAGGCGAGTTGGATCAAGTGGAAGTGGAGCCCGCGGGCGGTGTGGCTCATCAGGAGGACCATGTCGTCCTTCATCCACTGCCCCGGGTACCACTGGAACGCCGGCCCCGGCTTCGTCTTGAAGCCGACGTCGTCGCCCTGGAGCTTCACCACCAGATCCACGATCTCCTCCCAGCGGTTCCGGTCCAGGATGTAGACGACCTCCTCCTTCCATCGTCGGAGGTCCTCCTTCGTGATTTCGGGCGATACGCCTACCTCTGCCTCGTCTTCTTGCGCCATCGGCCTCCCCCGTGTAGCGGCGGGGAAAATTCATCGCAGGGTGGGGCCCTGGCCGGCGACGGCACGCCTACGCCAGGACCCCGTCTCAACAAAAAGGACCTGGTTGGGGTCTACTCCTTCTTCCCCTTGAGGTCCCGGATGGCCGTGAGCGCCCGGGTGTAGAGGCCGTTCTGTGCCTCGCCCGGTTCCCCCTCGAAGTCGGCGAGCGGCGCGCCGAGCTTGGCGACGACCGCCTCCTCCTGGACGGGAGGGCTGTTCTTCATCAGGGCCCGGAGCTTCGCGATGTTCTCCTCGGTCAGCTTCGGCCGCGGGCCACCACCAGCTTCCTGCTGGCCGGAGCTTTCGGCCGCCGCGGCAGCAGCCGTAACGTCGACCACAGGGCCTGCTTCTTCACCCCGAGGCTCGGGGATGCCGCTGTCGGCCGCTCGCATGTCGTCAGGGAGAGCTGATACATCGATGGGTGCGGAAGAGAGGGCGGCCGACGCCTGAGCGCCGCCAGCGAAGGCGTCAAGGGTCGAGGGGATACGGGGGAGCGCTCGCGCTTCGTCTTCGACAATCCGCTCGAGGTCCTCGATGGTCTTCACGCCGAGCACGACCTCCGGACACCAGCGGCGCGCCCAATGGAGGACCCCGGTGTAGAGGAGCTTCTGGTCCGGATCGGCCGCCCACATCTTGTTGTCGGTCTTCACCTTGTCCCAGACGATCGTGTCCACTCGCTCCACCGGGTCTCCCTTGAATCGACCGCGGATGGTGATCTGGCGGGTCTTCCCCTCACCGCTCCACTCGAAATCCAGGCGCTTCTCGAGGCCGGCGAGCTCGTTGACGACGGCCAGAACCAGCTTCCCCTGGAAGGCCAGCTTGCCGCCGACCACGTAGGTCTCAGGCGCCACCGCGAAGGGAGACATCCCCCAGCGGACTGACTGCTCCACAACGAGGAAGCAGTTGGCGATCGTGCGCTTCTTCGCCTCGGCCATGCCGGCGCGGAACTCGTCGGCGCCGAGCTTGTCGCGGGTCTGCATCCGCTCGGCCGGCGACATCTTGTTCTTCGGGTCCCACCAAGGATGAGCGACCAGGTGGTCCGGGAGAATCGACGCCTCGGACATCGACAGAGCGATGCGTTGCATCTGTTCGAACATGCCTGTGTCGAGGATCTGGGTGTCGGAGACGACGACGCGGACTTCCTTCGCCGGACGAGGCGCCAGGGCTGCAGGCGGGGCGGCCGGCGGTGCATCGGCGTTCGGAGCGGGGGCGGTGATCGGTTCGGTCATGTTCCTATTTCCTCTTCGCTGAGTGGGTTAGCAGAAAGCCCCGGTAAGGGGCACGGTTGTAGCCTTCGACCCAGGTCTCCTCGACTTCGCCACACCAGAGGGCGTAGCCGCCGTCGAAGAGCGCACGCTCGGCATCGCCCACCAGGTGGCGGATCTGGGCGCCGAGCCCCTTCTTCTCCTTCTCCGCCCCCTTCTCCCGCTTGCGGGCGTCGTCGTAGGCCAGGGCCAGGGCCAGGGCTTCGGAGTTGCCACGGAGGTCGACGACGGACCCCGGGCGGACATGGCCGAGCAGGGCGGCCACCGTGTCGGCATCCAGCTCCCAATTCGGATCTGGCGGCGTGCCGGCGTCGATCGACTCCCAGAACGCCTGGACCTCCTGCTCGATCCTGGCGATCACCCCGGGGTGTCGGTCGATCCGGTAGAGGTGGAGCTCGTTGCCACCGACGAGCGGCGCGGCGATCCCGGAGGGAAGGCCCGTGCAGGCCATCTGCGCCTGCACCTGGAGCTTGATCCGGAACGGAGGCTGACGCTCCGCTTCCACCCATTCCCCCTTCTTCCACCACCAGACACCCGGTTCGACGCGCTCCGGCCAGCGCCGGAACATGAGCCGGTCCACGTTCTTGATTTCCAGAACTGCGTCATGGGCGCCGGCCTGCACTTCGAAGTCGGTGGTGGAAGACATACCGCGCAGGGTAGGGTGCTCAACGAAGCCGCCGGGCTTCACTTTCCAGCCGGTGAGCTGCGCCACGCCGTGAGCGATCGCCGCCTCGAGGACGTTGCCCCAGAACTTCCGGTCCGAAAGGGTGGCGGCGCTCTCCTCTTGGGGTTTGAGCCGGCCGGCCTTGCGCATCCAGAGGCCGTACCTTGTCTCGAAGGGGTCGAGGTCATCGGGAGCGGCGCCTTCGTCGAGCCAGGCAGCGGAAAAAAGCGCCGGGACTTCGGACGCGCCGATGTTGTGGGCGCGCCGGGGATCGAGGTGTGTCATGCAGCTTCCTCCTCCTCCCTTCTGAGGGCTGCCACCCGCCGGTTGCGCAGCGCGAGCTCGCGGTAGGGACAGCCCTCGGGGTGGGTCATGGGGTCGGCCGCCGTGGTGTCCGGCGGAGGCGGATCGCACTCGCAGAGGTCGAAGGGGGGCTCGTCCGTGCACGCCGAGCAGAGTCCCGGGGAGATCCAGTAGCAGGGCTCCCCGGTGAGTTCGACGCATTCCATGCAGTTGTCGTCGGTGCAGCCGCATCCCCGGCAGACGTCGCCGTAGAGGGAGCGAAACTCGATCCGGATGCCGAGCTCCCGGGCCGCGGCCATCCCCAGCTTCATGCCCTCGGAGATCCCGAGGTCGGTGTAGACCACGGAGGCCTCGCAGACGGGGAGGAACGCCTGGCCGGCGGCGATCCCCAGGGCGCGCTCCTCGGGCTTGTCGTCGTCGAGCACGCCGGGTTGGGTGTAGAGGAGGTGGGAGGCGTAGGGAGCCTCCCCTCGACCAATGCTGTCGTGCATGCACTCCCGGGCATAGGCGAGGTTCTCCTCGACGTTGCCCGAGTAGGGGCTCTCCAGGAAGACGCGACGCATCTACGTCTCCTCCTTGGGGGGAACGGCCGGGAAGATCACCCGGCCCATGAGATCGTGGAGACGCTGGAGGATCTTCTTCTGCTCCTCGAGCGCCCGGGCTTCGACGTCGCGCCCTCCCTCATCGAAGAGCGCCTGGGAGCGGTCGGCCAGGTTGCCGATCGCCGACCAGATCTGCCGCGGTGTGGCGGTGCACCCGCCGATGCCCTGCCGCTCTTCGGGGAGTCCGCAGAGGATGCAGGGGTTGCCCTGGTGGGCGATGTACCAGGCGCCGGCGAGGCGCGCCTGGAGGACCTGGGTGCAGGAGTGGCTGCCGTCGGTCCCCTTGGTCCAGGAATGACCGCAGTCCCAGCAGGTGGAGGTCTCCGGGTTGTCGGGCCCGGCGAACGGCTTATCCATGGTGGGCTCCTCCTGGGTTCCTGCGGTTGAAGACCGGGGCGCGGCTGGATGCCGGGCCCTTTCTGGCCGACTTGCGGATGCCGAGCGCGACTTCCACCGCCTCGACGGCGTCGGCCTTGGCCCGCTCGTGGGCCTCGCGCGCGGCCTCGCTGCGGGGGTTGCCAAGGCGCTCCTTCCACGTGGCGTAGACCCGCGACTGGATGGCGTCGGGAACCATGCGCCAGTGGGTGAGGCACATCAGGTGGCCATCCTTGGCATCCCGGGGGCAGTCCTTGATCGGGCAGGGGCTGCTCATCGCTGACCTCCTGCCGAGATGTGGGCCCGGACCTGTTGCTTCAACTCCTTGAGCTGCTTCAGCGCCGCATCGGCCCGGTGCCATCCGGGGCTGAAGCGGGGGCACTCCCTCTTGTCTGCCTGGTGTTGCTTCTCGGCGGCCTTCACCAGGTCGAAGAGGTCCTGCTGGGTGATCGAGCGTCGAGGGCGGGAGAAGGGGCTCATAGGTCGGCTCCCTGTTCCCGCGCCTCCTCGGCCAGCTCCCGCGCCTCCTCGGCCAGCTCAGGGTGCCGAGTGAGATAGGAGGGGATCTCGCCGGAATCCGGCTCATAAGGGGGGAGGGGGAGAAGCGCCACGCCGGCGCGGCGGGCGATCTCGGTGATCTCGTCGGCCAGTACGCCTCCGAGCGAGGAGGCCATGGCCCGGGCCGTCGACCGGCTCATCGACTCGGCGACGAAGTGGAGCCCAAGGCCCTGGCGGGTGTAGTACAGGGCCTCCTCTCCCGTCATCTCGTGGGTGACGCCGGGGATCGGCTCGCGACAGACCAGGGCGCCGCCGCCGGCGAGGTCGAAGATCCTGGCCCGCGGCATCCATGAACGGTCCGGATACTCCTCGTCAATCGGCAGCTCCTCCGTCCCTAGAACTCGGCGGACGGTGCTCGCGGCCGACGTGGCGATCTCGTCGGTGATGATGCGGCCGGGCCCGGCGTCGATGCCGATCATCCGGATGAAGACCCGGAGCACCCGGAGGAGAAGATCGTCGAGCTCGTCTGCGAGTTGCGCAGGGGAAAGCCCGCTGATGGCTTCGAGCATCTCGAACGACCAGAGCGCCGCGCTGTGGCCGTGCTCCCTGCGCATGGTGGGCAGGAGGTCTCCGTAGACCAGGGGGCGGAAGTACTCGTCCAGGCGGCAGACCAACACTGCGGTGTTGTCGGCAGCCCAGCGGATTCCCAAGAGCAGTGGGTGGATCTCGGCGTCGGAAAAGGTCCAGTGCTCTGGGTGCTGCCGGAAATCCTCGGCCGCGGCCTGGGCAAAGCGATCGAGCTGCTGGCGCTCCTCGATCGAGGTGACCACAGGGGCTTCGAGCGGGCTGTGCTCCCGTCCGGGCGACCTCATGACGCCGTCTCCCAGGCCTCGGGAGAGATGCCCTCGAGGTCCTCCGGCCGCGGCTGGCCGAGCGACCAGATCAGCAGGTTGGCTGGCGCGTCGCGCACCTTGTCCACCTCGAACTCCTCGCCCTCCATCCACCGGGGGCCGATCCGCGGCTGATCCAGGACGCGAACGATGCGCAGCCGGTAGCACTGCTCCTTCTCGTTGCTGGCGTCCTGGAGGACCCGCACCACCGCCCGGCCGCCGTCCTCGCGGTAGATCCCGGCAGCCGGCGGCACCGTGGCCAGCCGCTCGATCTCGTCCGCGACCTCGGCGCCGCGGCCCTGCACGACGAGGGCGAGGCGGCGTTCACCGGTGCCGGTGGCGGTGACGGGCACCCCCGGCGCCAACTCCGTGGTCGAGAGCTGGTCGAGCCAGCGGTCCAGGTCCTCGGCTGAGAAGCCGCAGGCCTGCATCCAGGACTCCGCGGTCGTGCGCAGCCGCGAGTAGGTCGAGAGGTCGAGGCCCGTGATGCCGTTGCGGTCGATCGAGTCGAGGAGGAGGGCCGCTTCCTGAGCCACGGCGAAGGCCAAAGCGAGCTTCGGCTGGTCCTCCCGTCTCTCGGCGTTCAGCACCACGATCGAAGGGATGCGCAGCAGCCAGTCGCTGCCGTCCTCCACCCACTCTCCGACGCCGACGCCGGCGCCGTCGATCTCCACCTCGACAAAACGTCCGCTCTGGTGGCCCGGAGGTCCGTCGAAGCGAATGTCGAGGATGCGGCCGGCGCCGCCCCCCGGCGCCTCCGCGGTGTTCTTGGTATCGGTCATTTCTTCGGTTCCTTCCTGCTGCGTGTCTTGGGTTGCCGACGGCTCGCAGCGGCGCCGTCGCCCTTGATTTCCTCCTGTCGTGGCGCGGCTGGCCGTTGCCGCGCCTGGTGTTGCTCGAACGCCCGGACCAGGTCTTCGAGCGAGTCGGGGAGCCCCTCCCTACCGCGCTCTATGGCCACGGGGATCACCGTGCTCCCCCGCCGTCGCGGATCTGTTCGTCAAGGACGAAGACCCGGATCTTACGCCCATCGCTGCGCCGGCCGGTCATGATGCAACCCGCCGGCGCCGCGAGGCGCTCCTGCCTGCAGGTTGGGGGAAGCGGATCTCCTGGATGTGCCCGAGCTCCGCGAGAGCCCGGTTCGTCGCGTAGAAGTGGTCCCCCCGCTCTTTGTCGTACCGCGTACTGAGAACCGTGAGCGAGGCCAGCGCCTCGTCCAGGAGGTCGCGCTCGCTGGCTGGCCCCAGAGAGGAGATCCGGTCGGATATCCCGAACTGGGATTTTGGGGGCATCAGCACCAGCACCCAGGAGCCCGCGGCATCCTCCAGCGGCTGCGCGCCGGCGGCGAAGAATTCGCGGCCCTGGATCTCGATCGGCCGGCCCAGAGTCAGGAGGCGGGGACGCTCGAAGAGATCCTCGAGCTTGCCCGCCAGGATCAGCACCTCATCGGCGACGTCCGCGCCGGCCCAGAAGATCCAGTCCCCGTCCTCTCCCACCCGACTCTCGATCTTCGACGGCTGTCCGGCTTCGGCGACCGCACGCCACTGCCCTCCCTGCGCATCGCGCCAGCGGTGCTCGCGCTTCACGAGACCGCCTCCTCGTAGAGGGGCTCCATGTACTCGAGGACCAGATTCTCTGGATCGCTCTCCCACCGCGGGCGCTCGGAGAAGACCACCAGCCCGGCCTTCGCCGCCCAGCCGGAGAAGATCCGCCGGCGCCGGAAGTCCAGCGGGTGCAGGACCCGGCCGGGGACCACCAGGATGCCGCCCAGCTTCTCCCTCTTCTGGAGCATCAGCTTCAGGCAGGCCTCGTGGAGCTCGGCCTCGCTGATGGCGTCCTGGTCGTCAAGATCGCGGACCTCCGCGGGCTCGTCGAAGCTCTGGCGCAGGCGCATCGTGGTCTTGGAGTAGTGGAGCTTGATCCGCATCCCCTCGACGGTGAGCCAGGGCAGGGACAGGGACTCGGTGACGATCGCCCCCAGGTGGGACCAGCTCTCGCCGGCGGCCTTGCGATAGTCGGCGGCGACCCCCTCGAACCAGCGGAAGATCTCTTCCTCCTGGTCGTGCGCCGCGGCGGCCCGCTGGTAGTCCTGCGCGGCACGGTAGAGCTCGTCATCCGCCTCGAGGTCCCGGACCCGCTGCTCGGCCGCGGCGACGTCCTCCTGCGTGGCGCCGGGGATCGGAGCGGCAAGGAGCCCCTCGGTCTCGCCCCACTTGCGGGCGCGCTCGACGACGTCGTCCACCTCCGCTTCCCGCGCGAGAGCCAGCTCCGCGGCCTCCGCCGCCGCGGCCTCGGCCTGTTGGAGCTGCTCGGCCAGGCGGGTGACCTCCGCCTCCCGCGCAGCGACCGCGGCGACGTCGGCCTGGCCGCCGGCGACCATCTCGACCAAGACCTCGAGGCGCTGGCGCTCGGCCGCCACCTTCTCGCGGAGCAGCTCGACGTCCGGCACCTTGAAGACGTCCTCGATCTCGTTTCCGCCCGGCTGATCCAGCCCGAAGCAGGTGTCGATCGCGCCCAGGGAGTCGTTCCAGAGGTTGTATCCCTCCATGACGCGGCTGGTGAGGCTCGCGGTCCGGTCGTGGGTATCGTTGAGCGCCCGGCGCGCCGCGGCCAAGGCCTCGCCCGCCATCCTCACCCTCTCGTCGGCCGCGGTCTTGGCGAGCCGCGCCTTGGCCAGCAGCTCCTCGGCGGGGGCGGTGTCGGGCTTGGTGCCGTGGTTGGCGCGGAGGGCGTCTCGCCGCTGCTCTTCCTGGGCACGGCCCCGCAGCTCGGTGCGCTTCGTCGCCACCTCCACCCGAGCCTGCTGCAGGACCTCGCCGTCGGGGGCCGGCTTCCCGGCTCGGTCGCGAAGGCTGGAGACCAGGGCGGCGTCCACCTTCATGCCGAGGCGGCGAGCCACCGAGTCCAGCGTCTCCTTGAGGCGGCCGGCGGCCTCGGCGACGATGAACCGCTGCTGCGCCGCCGCCTTCTCGCCGCTGTTGCCCTGGCTGTTGAGCAGGTCGATCAGGGCGCCGTGATCGTCGAGCACGCCCTCGCGGTCCCGTGCGAGGAGGAAGACCAGGATCTCCTCCGTCGAGCGGAAGGGCTCGATCTTCACCCGCTTGTTTTCGCCCTTGGCCTTCTCGGTGAGCGTCGTCCAGAGCTTCCGGCGATCGGTGCCGGGGTCGATCTCGAAAGCGCGGCCCTCGAGCACCCGGGCCAGGCGGCGGACCATCTCCTCGGTCGAGGGGATGGGGGAGTAGAGGAGGAGGTTCTGCAGGCGGACTCGCGCGCGTCCCTCCTGGTTGTCGAGGCCGAGGTTGTTGGCGCTGATGATCAGGTCGATGGGCGCCGGCATCGTCTCGATCGGCGGCAGCGTGTCGAGCCCGGTGCGCTCCGGCTCCACGATCTCCCCCGTGGGCAACGACCGGAACGCGATCTTCGCGAGCGCGATCTCGAAGACGGCGTGCATCTCTCCGTGGGTGATGTCGGCGTCGGACCGGAAGACCCGGTCCTGCTGGAGGAGCTCGATCATGCGGAGGTGGTGGCTCTTTCCGCTGGCGTTCTCCCCGAGGAAGTTGTAGAGACCAGGTGCCCCCACCCGGCCCAGCAGATGGTCCCCGGCGGCGGGCCCGATGTTCTTTGATCGGACGTCGCCGCCCCCCCAGACTTCGAATCCCGTTGTCTCTGTGGTCATGGTGCCTTCGGCTTCCTTCCCCCCGGCTACGCCGGGACTTCTTCTGCCGGTTGTTGAAGGGTGGCAGCGGCACGGTGTCCCATCGCCACGAGACCAGCCTCAATGGTCTCGGTGAGCCTCTCGGCCCGCGCGATGAGCACCAGCTTGCCAATGGCGCCGACTTTGATCCCCCGTCGGTTGGCCACCTCTACGAGTCGCGTCTTCTCGGCGAGCGGAATGTGAAACCCTCTCGAGATCCTCTCCTCCCCCGGCCCTTGAGCACCCGCGAGGGCCTGGCCGACGGTGATCGCGTCGTCGAGATCCACGCCACGCATCAGGGCGACGAAGGCGGCCGTCTCAGACACGTGGCTGCCGCCTCTGCTTCTGATCGATGTCCGGATTTCGTCGGCCGCCGCATCGAAGCGGTCGAGGACACCCTTGGGAATCTCATCGATCCGGTAGAACTTCAGCTTCTCCGCCATGGTCCCGTCCTTTCCTTCTCCTCTGGGTCTCGGATGGGGGTTGATCCCCCCGGTTGAGATACTCTATACAAATCTATCGGGCTTGTATAGACTAACCGCAGTTGAGCCCGGAAGGAGGGGCCAGATGGCGAATTCAACGGAGGAACAGCGCGTCGTGGCGTACCGGGTCGGGCAGCTTCTGATAGGCGCCCGGAATCCGGAGGAGGCGGTCGAAGGCTATCGCCTCTACACCGGCGAGAGGACGGACTCTGTCCCTGAGCCGGAGCCGGCGGACGCGTCCGCGCCCTGGCCGCCGGATGGCTCGACCCGCTTGACGATCGGGAGCCTGCTCGAGGAGGCGCTCGCGGAGAAGCCGAACCCGCCGCTGTGGCTGGCGTCGTTCGAAGATCTCCAGTAAAGGAAGGAGGCCAGCGTCACCCGTTCGAGGCAAACGGGGAGAGGCTGGCCGCCGAAGGCTTTGCAGTTGAGCCGGGGGGCCGGCTCTTCCACACCCTGGATGGTAGGTCCCCTGGACAGTTGGCGTCAACCGAGATTCGGGCCGTCCCCGGGGGCGCGGCTCGACATCCACGTCTATGCCCCCGGACTGCGAAAGGAGAGGCGATGCCGAAAGAAGGCGATCGCAAGACGTCCAAGGGCCTGCTCAAGGCCAGGGACAAGACCGAGGACATCATGGCTACCCTGGCCAACATCGACGCCGAGTCGGACATGGTGGCCACCGAGGTCCGGCGCTCCCGGGGCCTGGCCGCCGCGATGAAGAAGCAGCTCTTCCGGCTCGACGAGGTGATCCAGCACGAAGCGCAGGGCCGGACCGCGCCGCAGATGAGCCTCGAGGAGGTCCTGCAAGGGGCGTTCGTCAACATGCCCGGGCTGCGCGATGACGAACGGGCGGCGATCCGCGCCGCGGCGAAGCGGGGCGAGGAGATGCCCGACGATCCGGACGAGGAGGAAGAGGAGGACGGCGAGGAGGATGGTGGCCGGCCGCCGCGGCCGAGCCGCTCCCCGTCAGCCGACAACGCCGAGGTCTTCTTCGCAGCGCCGGCGGTGGTGGCGGAAGCGCTCGCCGCCGCCGGCCGGCCTATCCCCGAGACGTTTATCTCGATTTGGCCGGGGGACGCTCGCTCCTCGGCCCTTGCCTGGGCGCGGAAGAAGCAGGAGGGGGGCGACCCTCCGCAGCCGCCCGTGCTCCAGAAGCGCTACCTCGAGGACCTCGACCTTTCCGCTCCCGGGGAGGGCCGGCGCGAGCTCGCCGGCTGGATGCGCCTCCCCCTGGCCCTGGGTGACGACGAGGAGGCCTGGGCGATCCTCGGCGAGTGGATGGTGACGGCTCACCGCCGCGATCGCGGCGAGCGCGGCGTCCACATGGTCGAGCTGCCGGACATCATGCTCCCGAGCGTCGAGTTGCTGGCCGAGGTGAAGCAGTCGATCTGCACGTTCCACGGCAACCGCCTGCAGGTGGTGGAGCGCTTCCTTCCCCAGGGGCTTCTCGCCGCGGCGAGGGTGGGCTTCTCGATCGACACGCTGCTCGCGGCCTCCGAGCTCACTCTGGGTGACGACGGCGAGCTGGTGACCGGCCGGCCGGATCTGGTCGACCCTCCGGAGCGGCTCATGATCCGCGCCCGGCACGTGCTCGATCGCGGCGGCAACTTGCCGCAGCAGGGCGAGGGCGGCGAGGCTGAAGGAGAGGAGTCGGCTGCCGCTCCCGAGGAGGAGCCGAGGGTTTCCTACCGCGAGGCCAGGATCGCCGACCTCCGGGTCCCCTTCGTCGACGATGAGGAGGGCGTCCTCCCGGTGGTGCTGAGGTTCTCCGGCGAGAAGCGCTTGCCCGAACAGATCACCGGCGTGGCGCTCCTCGAGGTCGGCGGAACCTACGAAGGGGTCCGCGACAACTCGGCCCTCACCTACCTCGAGGACCCGGTCATCCTGGCGAGGGTCGCCGAGTCCTACGGCAGCCTCATGAGCTGGGAGGAGGCGCAGGCCGCCGGCCAGGAGGAGCCCGATGTCGAGGAGGAGGGTCTCGACCAAGAGCCGGCGGAGGTGGTGGAGGAGCCGACGGCCGAGGAGCGAGAGCAGCTCGACGAGGAGACGGTGGCCGAAGAAGCACCGCCGCCGGTGCCGGGCCCGAACCCCTGGGCCGGGACCGAAGGCGCCGAGGCTTGGGAAGGGCAGGGTGAGGAGGAGGTCGAGCCCCAGCCGGTCGAGCCCACCCCGATCACTCGGCCGCGGCGGCGCCGGGGGGCCATCTAACCCATGGCCACCGGGAAGAAGCGGGAACGGCCAGGCGAAGACTTCGAGGCGCAATTTCTGGCCTCGGTGCCTCGAGGGGTCTACCGGCGCAAGCTGCGGACCCCTACGCCACCGGCCTATGAGGCGCCGCGGCTGGTGAGCCTGGTGGAGGAGCTCTGCCAGCGGCTCCGTGAGCCGGCACCGGACTGGGTCAAGTCGGCCCTGCGCTGGGTCCGGTTCACCTCCAAGGCGGGATACGACATCCTCCTGGCCGTTCCCGCTCCCTTCTCTGCCGGCGCCATCGACCTGCAGGACCACCTCGGGCGTTCCGCGCCGCTCAAGGTGCAGCCGGTGATCACCTTCGCTCTGGAGCTCAAGAGCGTGGACGGGATCTCTCTCCCCTTCAGCAACGTCGAGCCCAACCAGGAGAAGGCGCTGCGCGAGGCAGCGGACGAAGGACTGCTCGCGGGCTTCGTGATCGAGTTCCGGAAGGCGGGCGAGGTGTGGTTCGTGCCGATCGGCGCCTGGACCGAGATCCGGGCGGTGACCGACCGCGCGAGCCTCCCCCTCGAGGCCGCCCGCCGGGTAGGCATGGAGATCCTGCCCGACCCCTACCGCGGCACCAGCCGCGCCTATTGGAACGTCACCGAGTGGCTCGTCCGGTGCGGAGGACTGATCCCGGACCGACCCAAGAAGAAGCGGGGGCAGAAGGATGCTCCCGCGCCGAAGGCAAGACCGTCAACGACCGCGGGCCCGGTGGTCCGCGGCCTATTCGACTAGGGGGGCAACATGCGACATGCGAGAGACGACTACAACCGTATCCAAGACCCGGCCGCGCATCCCGACGTTCACATCCACCGCTTCCTCGGCGAGCTCGCCGACGCCTTCGAGTCCGAGAACCGGCAGGAGGCGATCCTCTCGGCGGTGGTGGGCTTCTTCGGGGTGAACCCTGCGCGCGCCGAGCAGCGCCTGGCGGTGGCTCGGGCCTTCGCAGCCCGGGCGATCCTGGGGGAGACCTCCACGGCCTTCGGCAACGACGAGCCGGTCTTCCTGATCAGGGGTCAGGACATCTGCGCGCCGGCGGCGATCGCCACCTACGCCGAGATGGCGCGCCTGGCCGGTTCGGCGGAGATCGCGGACCGCGCGGCCGAGTGGGCAGATCGCGTCCGGGCCTGGCAGGCCTCGCCCGAGGGCCGCATCCGCCGTCCGGACCTGCCGTTCGAAGGTGAGCACCGCGGTTCCAGAGCGGTCCCTCCGCCGGCGCCGGCGGCCTCGCTCGACGAGGATGCCAAGGAGCGGGTCGAGGCGCTGGTGCTCGGCTACGATCCCTTCGACGCCGACGGCAAGGAGATCCTGTCCCGGCGGACGATCTTCGAGGGCGGCCGGTGGCTGGCCCGCTACGGGCTCCAGGACGAGGGCGAGCCGGTCCTCGTCTATGAGGTGTTCATCGCAAGCAACGGCGCCGGCATCAACGACACCGGCCTCGATCTGCGGAGGGTGGACCGGTGATCGGCCTCGAGGACTCCACCGGCACCCTCGGCATCCTCAACGTCGGCGCCGGCGACCTGAAGCTCGACCTCGGGCCCGGCGTTCCGGACGAGCAGCGCGCCACCGCGGCGAAGATGGTGGAGGACCTGCTGCGCAACGGCTACTCGATCATGGTCGAGATGCCGGATGGCACCTGCAGCCGGGCCACGGCGTTCGACCCCGCCGCTCTCGCCTACGTGATCTCGGAGCCCAAGCCCGCCGGCCGCCGCCGGGGAAGGCCTCGCAAGGCGACCCCGACGGCGATGGTTCCGGCGGCCACCACCAGAGCGACCGCTGTCGCTCGCTCGGCGGGAGGGTGATCATGCCGCCGGTCACCTGGGAAGAAGCGGTCGCAACGATCCAGACGGCGGCGATCGAGATGGGCGAGCTCGCCGGAGTTCCGATTCCTGTTCACGACCACCGGATTGCTATGGCCGAAGGTCACCGCCGGGCCCGGGACTGGGAGGGAGCTACGTTGGGGGTCACCGAGCCCTCCCTCCGGGTTTGCTCCTCTACGGACGTCGACGAGCAACTGCAGGTCCGGAACACCTGGTGGTCGGCGCGGCTCAAGACCACGATCACGATTCTCTGGCACGGCAAGCCCGGGGCGCCGGGCTTCAAGGTCGAGAGTGTCTACAACCGCTGGGGGGTCCATCTCGACGGGCTGAACCGCTGGCGCATGCTGCTCGACACGATGCACGCGGGTCTCCAGACCTGGGATCTCGAAGCCGAGGCGCGCGCCATGATGCTGCTGGGTGGGCTGGTGAGCGAGCACCAGATGAAGAGCTATTGCCTGACCGGCTGCTTCATGGAGAGCTCGCGGCGGAGCCGAGCCGTGTACCTCTTCCGCCGGCTGCGGCCGACGGTGGTCCTTCTCCCCGGTTCCGAAGGCAGCTATCACCCCTCCTGCACGCTCTGCTTGCACCCGCTCGCCTACTACCACGGCACCTTCGCCGGCGCCATGGTCCCCACCGACGAGGTGGTGGCCCACCTCCTCCTGATGCGCGGCGATGAGCCCGGCTTCTGGCGGCGGGCCAACCAGCACTCGATCGACCGGAAGGAGGCGGGACTGTGATCTCGGACGTGGACCTGATCTGGGCGGCCGGCCTCTTCGAGGGTGAGGGCACGATCACGCTCGCCGTCCGAAATCAGGACGAGACCTACAGACTGTTGGTCATCGTGGGAAACACCGACCGCCAGATCCTGGACTTTTTTCAGGAGCGATGGCCAGGGTGGCTCCAGCCCGCCTACGGCAAGCGCCCCAGACGGCAGCCGGCGTGGACTTGGACGCTCGCGGCGGGCAAGGCCGAGGCCTTCCTCCGAGCGATTGAACCCTACCTGCGCACCGACCGGGTGAAGGACAAGCTGCGTCTCGCCCTGGAGTTCCGTTCTTTTCAGACCACCAAGAAGCGGGAGTGGGGCCGGCCTGAGTATCGAGCCAGGCAGCGGAAGCTTTACGCCGCCATGCGGGTGCTCAACCGGCGAGGCATCCCCGAGGAGGCAGCGGCATGAAGAGCCGGGATCTGAAGGTTTCTGAAGACCTCTCATTGCCTATGGAGGCGGTGACGGAGACGTTCGCGCTCCTCGCTGTCAAGGGGGCAGGCAAGACCAATGCTGGACGCGTCATGGCGGAGGAGATGTTCGCCGCCGGCGCGCCATTCGTCGTCATCGACCCGGTGGGCTCCTGGTGGGGCCTCCGCGCCGGCCGCGAGCCCGGTGACCCGGGGCTCCCCATCCCGATCTTTGGCGGCCGTCACGGAGATGTTCCCCTGGAGCGCGGCGGAGGGACCGTCATCGCGGACCTGGTCGTAGACCAGAGGGTCTCCTGCGTCATCGACCTCTCCGACTTCGAGAACGAGGCGCCCAAGAAACAGTTCCTCCTCGATTTTTCCCGGCGCCTCTACCACCGCAACACCGAGCCGCTTCACCTCTTCCTCGAAGAGGCCGACGACTACGTGCCCCAGACGATGCGGGGGGCGACTTCCGAGAAGGGGGTCGAGCCTCAGCTCCTGCGCGCGATGGAGAACATCGTTCGCCGCGGCCGGGCCCGCGGGTTGGGAATCACGATGATCACCCAGCGCAGCGCCTCGATCAACAAGAGCGTCCTGACCCAGGCGGGAACCCTGATCGCCATGCAGGCGACGTCTCCCCAGGACCGGAAGGCGATTGAAGACTGGGTCAAGTATCACGGCGAGAAGGAAGAGATTCTGGCCTCCCTCTCCTCGCTCAACAAGGGAGAGGCATGGATCTGGTCCCCCCTCTTCCTCGGTAAGACGGTCCGCATCAGGTTCCGCCTCTCGCATACCTTCGATTCGGGCCAGACCCCTCGCCTGCGCAAGAGCGCCGCGACTCAGCGGGCGGCGACCCTGGCGGACGTCAACCTGGAGCAGATCCGCTCCAAGATGGCAGAGACGATCGAGAAGGCGAAGGCCGATGACCCCAAGGAGCTCCGGGCCCGCATCAGGGAGCTGGAGGCGCAGGCCTCCCGGGACCGGCGCCGAATCGAGACGCTGGAGCGGCAGCTCGAGGCGGTGCCGAAGAAGCAGCCCGGCCGGCCGGCGGGGCCGCTCCACCCCGGCACCATCCACGACCTGGAGATGCGAGGCCGAGCGATGCAGAACCTCGGCCGGGAGCTCGAGGAGAGGGGCAAGGATCTCGAAGGCCTGGCTGGCCGCCTCCGGAAGGAAACCGCGTCGGCTGAAGGTACGCCCCCTGCTGCTGCGCCCGCCTCAGCGCCCGCTGCGCCATCTCCACGGCCGGCTCCTCCTCCACCTCGATCCTCACCCCCGCTGCTCCCCCGCGGGGACGGCGCCAAGCTCGGCAAGTGCGAGATCGCGGTCCTCGGCGTGCTCGCCCAGAATCCGGACGGCGCCGACAAGGGGAAGCTCTCGCTCCTCGCCGGCTACCGCTACAGCGGGGGGTTCCGCAACTCCCTGAGCTCCCTCCGCTCGAGCGGCCTGATCGTCGGCGGCAACGAGGAGGTGATGAAGATCACCGACGCGGGGCTGGCCGCGGCCGACGGGCTCTACGACGAGCTGCCGCGTGGCGAGGAGCTGGTGGCCTACTGGCTCAACCACCCCTCCCTGGGCAAAGCGGAGCGCGCCGTTCTGCGGACGCTGATCGACCGCGGCCCGATGAACGGCCAGGACCTCGCGGCTGCCACCGGCTATGGGTACAGCGGGGGGTTCCGCAACGCGCTGTCTGCGCTTCGGACCGCCGGGCTGCTGCTGGGGAAGAACACGGAGACGATGTCCGTCAACCCGGACCTTCTAGCCTAGAAAGGATTTATTCATGGAACAAGAAAGGATTTCCGTTCCAAAGGAGCTGGTCGACGGCAAGCCTGCCGAGCATTACGTGTTGCGGGTGATCGGCGACTCGATGATCGCGGAGGGCATCCTCGACGGAGACTTCGTGATCGTCCTGCGCCGGCCGGTGGCCGAGACGGGCGAGATGGTGGTGGCGCGGATCGGAGACGAGGCGACTCTGAGACGCTTCTATATCCACCACGACGGCAGGGTAAGGTTGATGTCGGCGCATCCGAAACTGGACCCCATCTATGTCGCTCCAGAGGAGCTCACCATCGACGGCATCGTGGTTGGCCTCATGCGGAGGTTGCGTCGATGAGAGAGCCCGGCCAGGACTCGATCGAGGACTACTGGCAGGTCGCGATCGACGAGCCGATCCCCGTCCCGACGCTGGGAACCGACCTCTGCGGTTGCCCGAAGAAGCCCCCTGGCTGCTGGGGGGCCTACGGCTTCCACCATCGACCAGACCCGCAGCACCCGGATTCCCTCTCCGCGGCCCAGGTCTACGAGAGGTGTCCCGCCTACAGTGCGGCTGTCGAGCGTTCCGGCGGGTACCAGAAGAAGGGCCGGGGCAGCAGCCGAAGCAAGAGGCGAAGGTGAAGGTCCCCTGCCCGTTCTGCCGGACCGACGTCCCTGTGCAGGGGGGGCGCCTCGCCGACCACCCCGCCATGAAGGGGAAGACCGCGTCCTGCCTCGGCTCCGGAGCACCGGTCGCCGAGATCCGGGCGCTCAACGAGGAGCACAGACAAACCCGGGAGCGGACCGACCGCATCACCGGGAGGAGGAGATAGCGATGGAGAGACATCCAGATCCTGAAGTGCAGGCGGCCATCACCCGTCTGCTCGATGCGCTCTGTACCTGGGAACGCAGCACCGGTCGTGGGTCCGTACTGATCCTCCGGGAAGCGGGAGGCTTCGAGGTCCGCGCCCAGGACGGCAAGCCGCTCTCGATCGACGTGCCGGACGACGTGCTGCTGGGGAGCGTGGGCCATGGGTGAGAAATCGGGGATCGGTTGGACCGACGCAACGTTCAACCCCTGGTGGGGATGCTGGCCGGTGAGCCCCGGCTGCGCCCTCTGCTACGCCGCCCGGGAGGCCGAGCGCTACGGCTGGACCGAGGGAGGCGGATCAGGGCCGGACCTCTGGCAGAAGCAGGGACCCCGCCGGGTCTTCGGCGAGGCACATTGGAGCGGGAAGAACAGCCCGCGCCGGTGGGCGACGACGTTGCCGGCCGAACTCGGCCGCCGGCCCCGCGTCTTCACTGCCAGCATGGCAGACATCGGGGAGGATCACCCGATCGCCGAGCAGGAGCGGCCGAAGCTCTGGGCGCTGATCGAAGACACCCCCCAGCTCGACTGGCTGCTCCTGACGAAACGGGTTGAGACCGCTCGCCAGTGGCTCCCGGCCCGCTGGCTGGAGCCCGGCGGGTGGCCGGCGCATGCCTGGTTCCTCTTCAGCGCCGAGGATCAGCAGCGCTTCGACGAGCGCCTCCCCTATATCCTGGACATCCCCGCCCCGGTTCTGGGGTGCTCCTACGAGCCCTCCCTGGGAGGGATCGACTTTCGGGCCGGCCTGTCGATCGCCTGGCAGTGCTCTTTCTGCCGGCGCTACTTCCCGGGCCCCTACCAGAAGACCTGTCCCGCCTGCTCGCGCGAGTACGGCTGGAGCGGGTCCCACCGCTTCAACCCGCCCCGCGGCCAGCGCGGCCCGGGGTTGAACTGGATCATCGCCGGCGGGGAGAGCAGCCGGCCCCGCGATCGCGCTCGAGCGCCGCATCCCTCCTGGTTTAGATCGGCCCGCGACCAGGCGGTGGCGGCCGGCGTCGCATTCTTCTTCAAGCAATGGGGGGAGTTTGCCCCGCTGAACGAAGGGGCGACGGGGAGCTTCGGCGACGTATGGGTCTGCGACAACGGCAACGGCCAAGCGGTCCACCGGCAGAAGTGGGAGCCGGGAAGCCAGGGCGCGGAGCCCGGCAGGTGGGGCGCCGGCGACGTGTTGATGCGGCCGGTGGGGAAGCAGGCCGCCGGCGAGCACCTGGATGGCAAGCTCTGGCACCAGTTCCCGGGCGGTGCGCCGTGACGTGGCCCGAGGCGGCGGTCCGGATCGTCCTGGTGATCGCGGTCGCCTACATCTTCACCCGCCCAGAGGAAGAGCCGTGAGCGCTTGCGGTCGCGAGGTCCCGATGCTCTTTTCGGCGCCGATGATCCGGGCGCTCCAGCGCCGTTGGAAGCTTCAAACCCGTCGGCTGGTGAAGGACGGCGGGCTTCCCTTCGTTCGGCTGGACGGCACCGGCAAGACCTGTTTCACCCCTGCCGGCAAACTCAGCATCCGTGGATGGACGGCTGCGGGAGAGTATGGGGAGAGCTTCCGCCGGCCGCCGTGCTGGGCCGGGGACACGCTCTGGGCGCGGGAAACGTGGGGAGCCCCTTTCGCTGATCACCCTCTATGCCCGGGAGGGCGGAAGCCAGCGCAGGGAGACCGGATCGTCTACCGGGCAGAACCAGGGGACGAGTACCAATGGACCGGCACCAGCGGTTTTGCGTGGCGGCCGTCGATCTTCATGCCCAAGTGGGCGTGCCGCTTCCGGCTCCCGGTGACGCAGGTCCGCGCGGAGTTGCTGCTCGACATCACCAACGAGGACGCCATGGCCGAAGGCATCCCCCAGACCGCCGGCGAAGCGCAGGAGTTGGGGTTGATCGACCTGGATCGCACCCCCGGCCATGAGTGGGACAACCGGACCTCGCGGGAGAACTACCTGCGTCTCTGGGACACCATCAATCCGAAATATCCAGCGGCTTCCAACCCCGCGGTCTGGCGCCTGGAGTTCCGCTACTTCAACCCCGAGGAGAGACCATGAAGGACGTCGACGAAGTGGAGGTCGAGATCTGCCGCGCCGAGCTGGAGGAGGCCTCAGCCGCCTTCACCGCCGCGCAGCGACGTTTCACAGCAGCCCGGACCGCGCTCGCCGATGCGGCCTCGCCCTGGGCCCCGGGGGACTATGTGCGCCACCCCGAAGGCACCAGCTACCGCGTCGACGACGTGATCTTCGCCCCCGGTGACGAGCTCTACATGCTCCGTGTGGAGGATGAGACCGGCAGCGTCTTCACCCTGAAGAGCTCCACGGTCCTGGTGCCGGCGAACCCCTGGCCAGCGCCGGCGGAGGCCAGTCGATGAAGGCGGTGGCGATTCGTTCCGGGGTAGAAGATCCGGATGTCGACACCTCCAGCGATCTCAAGATAGAGCCCGGTCCCGATCTCTTCCCCATCCGATCGGCAACCATCTCGTCGAACCGAGGCGGCTGGGTCCTGGGGCACGCCGAGATCTATTTCGAGCGGGTCGAGGTCCGGGCCCGGTGCCATTTCAACTCCGAGCTCCCGGCTCTCGACGAGCTCGTCGCGCGTGGCGGCCGCTCGGTCAAGAAGACCGGAGGCGGGGTCTTCGTCGCTCTCGTAAAAATCCTCCCCGGCTTCGTCTCGGTATCGATCGATGACCAGGAGCTGCCGATCATCTCGGTCACGGTCGAGATCAAACCGGACGCGCCTGTCGAGGCGAACGTCGTCTTCCCAGATGCCCGCGAGCCTGGCGCATGGACTCCCAGCCTCTGCCGCCGCCTGCTCGAAGCCTGCGGGTGGGAGTTCTCCCCGGTGGGGGCTGTATGAACTGGTCCGCCCTCTTCAGCAACCAGTTCTTCTCCGGCGGCATCGCCCTGGGCGCGATCGCCGCGCTCGTAGCGTTCGGCCGCCGCTACGTGGTGCTGCTCGCCGACGTCGTGCGCCGGCGCTTCGTGTCCGAGATCGAGGTCCGCGACGGCGACATGGTGGTGTGGCTCGGGCTCTGGCTCGCCCACACCCCCTATGGCATCGCCTGCAAGCGGCTCTCGACATATGTCCTCCACCAGGAGGGCGAGGGCGTGCCGCTCCTCTACTTCGAGCCGGGGATCGGCCCCCACGTCTTCCGGCACGAGGGGACCTTGCTGGTGATCGATCGCCGGCGAGATGAGCCCTCACCTGGTGCGTCGGTCTATCCGCGCGAGTGGTATGTCTTCCGGGCTTTCGCCCCCCGCGAGCGGGCCGCCGAGCTCCTGGACCAGGCGAAGGTCTTCTCCCGCGAGTTGCTCTCCCGGCGCCACACCGCCTTCCTCTCCGATGGCCGAGGCGGATGGGATCGGATCGGCGTCGGCGTTCCCCGCGAACTCTCCTCGGTAGTGCTCCCGGGCGAGACCATTGGGGAAATCGTGAAGCGCGTCCGTCTCTTCCAGGATCGGCGCGCCTGGTACGCCGAGCGCGGCATCCCCTGGCGGCTCGGGTTCGGCTTCTTCGGCCCGCCGCGCACCGGCAAGACCTCCCTCGTCCGCGCGATCGCCCACGACCTGAGCCTGCCGCTCTACGTCCTCGACCTCACCAGCAAGGAGTTCAGCGACAAGGACCTGATCCTCACCCTTTCCAGGGTGCCGATCGGAGCCGTGCTCCTGATCGAGGACATCGACGAGCAGCTCGGCTCGAAGTCCTCCTTCGTCACCCTTTCGGGGATGCTCAACGCGCTCGACGGACCGCTCGCCTCCGAGGGCCGGATCTTGTTCGTCACCTCGAACACCCCCGAGCGCTTGGATGCCGCGCTCCTGGGCGAGGGCCGGCTCGACGTCCACATCCACTTCGGGCTCGCCACCCGCGAGCAGGCCGGGCAGATGTTCCTCCGCTTCTTCCCCGGCCTCGAGAAGGAGGTTCAGGCCTTCGCCGCCGCCCTGCCGGAGGGAGTGATCCCTCCCGCAGCGATCCAGGAGCACCTGGCGGTCCGCTCGGACGATCCCGTCCGGGCGATCGCGGAGGCCTCGGCTCTCGCCGGCCGGACGTTCAAGGCGGTGGCCCGCGGGGAGGTGGCTGCTGCGTAGGAACTTCCCGGTCCGGCTGGGGTGTTGACATACTCTATACGATCGTATAGAGTTGCCTTGTTCCGGTCGAACCGGGCCCTCGGGCCCAGAAAGGCAACGACGATGAACACTCCCTCGATTAGCAGCCGCATCCTCCTCGCCCTTCTCCTGCTTTTCCCCCTGGCCGCGCCCGCGGCGGCCGAGGAGGACGCCTACTTCTCGATGGCGTTCCCGGACCTGGTGACGGCGCCGGCGAACGCCCACATCCACACCCACCTCTGCGTGACCGGGTTCGTCCAGAAGACCCGGAAGGAGAAGGACGGCGACATCCACGTCCAGCTTTGCCAGGGAAGCCTCTGCATGGTGCTGGAGATCATGCCGGAGCTGCCGGTGGCCCGCCCCCGGAAGGGCCAGAAGATCCAGGCCTGCGGGGTTGTCCGGTATGACGGCTGGCATTCCTGGTGGGAACTCCACCCGCTGGTCCGGTGGGAGGTGGCCCGGTGACGGGGCGGGAGCTGGCGATCACCGAGCTCCACGTCGACGAGCTCGCCCGGCGCCGGCGAGAGCTACTGGCGCTCCCCTCGCCGCTCGGCCTGGAGGACCGGCTGGCCCTGGAGGCTATCGACGAGGAGCTGGAGCTGCGCGGGGAAGAATCATGATCTCCTGCCCGGAGCAGGCTGCAGCGTGCATCGCCGAGGGCGCCCTCTTCGTCGCCAACCATTCCGGTGGGAAGGACTCGCAGGCGATGCTGATCCGCCTCCTCGAGGTGGTGCCGCGCGAGCAGCTCCTCGTCGTCCACGCCTCGCTCGGTGAGATGGAGTGGCCCGGCGCGCTCGAGCACGCGCAGCAGCAGGCCACAGCGGCCGGGCTCCCCTTCCTCGTGGCCCGGGCCGGGCTCTCTCTCTTGGAGCTCGTAGAGCGCCGCTACAGCCGGCGGCCGGAGGTGCCAGCGTGGCCCTCCGCCTCGAACCGCCAATGCACCTCGGACCTCAAGCGGGACCCCATCATGCGCGAGGTCCGCCGCTACGCGAGGCAGGCCGGAGCGGAGACGGTGGTCACCTGCATGGGGATGCGCGCGGCCGAGAGCCCGCGGCGGTCCCGGATGGCCACCTGGTCGGTGAACAGCCGCGGCACGACGTCGCGACATCGCTGGTTCGACTGGCTGCCGATCCACGACCTCTCCACCGAGGAGGTCTTCGCCACGATTCGCGGCGCCGGCCAGGAGCCGCACCCCGCCTACGCTTCGGGGAACGAACGCCTCTCCTGCATCTTCTGCATCCTCGGCTCTCGCCAGGACGCCAGGAACGGCGCCATCCACCACCCCGACCTCTACGCCCGCTACGTCGCGCTCGAGGAGCGCACCGGCTACACCGCCCACCAGTCCCGCGAGTCGCTGGTCCAGTTGACCGGGCTCACGGTAGAGGACGCATACCGATCTCACGAATCTCTTTCTGAGGAGGATTCCCGTGCCTGACTTCAAGCTCTTCAAGGCGGCCATCGCCAGCCAGTTCGCGCAGATGCAGCAGCAGCCCCTGTTCCAGGTGGAGATCGATGGCGATGCCCTCTGGACGACGTATCTCGCGAGCTTCCCGCCTGGCACCAACCCCATCTTCCGGGAGCGCACGGAATACGACTGTAGCTGCTGCCGCCACTTCATCCGGACCGCCGGCGCCGTCGTCTCGATAGTGGACGGCAAGCTCGTCTCGCTGTGGGACATCGAGGTCGAGGAGCCCGCCTACGCCGCCGTCGCGGCGGCCCTCTCGACCCTCGTGAAGAGCAAGCCGCTGGCGGGCCCGTTCGTCCACTACGAGGCGACGGCAGGGATCGACAAGAACGTCGAGCTGGTCGGCTCCGACAACCCCGAGCCCACCAGGACCTGGAACCACTTCTTCGTCAACATCGACCGGCGCCACGTGCGAGCCAAGGACGGGATCGCCGCCTGGCTCGGCGAGCAGCGCGCGCGGCACGACGTTCTCCTCCGGAGCCTGCGCGAGATCGGCGCGGCCGAGGTTGAGACTGTCCTCGACCTGATTGCCCAGGGTTCCCTCTACCGGGGCGAGGAACACCGGGTGGCCATCACGCAGTTCCGCGACCTCAAGGCCCGCTTCGATGCCCTCGCTGGCAACGAGACCGCCGAGGACGTCTTCGCCTGGACGGCTGATGTCTCGGGTGCCGTTTCCCGCTTCCGCAACACGGCGATCGGGTCACTGCTCGTAGACCTGAGCGAGGGCAAGGAGTTGGAGGCGGCCGTCGCTTCCTTCGAGGCAAAGGTCGCGCCCATGAACTACAAGCGCCCCACCGCGCTCGTCACCCCGGCCATGGTAGCCGCGGCCAAGGAGACCCTCGCGGGGCTCGGCCTGCTCTCAGCCCTCGACCGGCGTTTCGCGACCGCCCGCGATGTTGGCGTGGATGCCGTCCTCTTCGCCGATCGCTCGGCCCGGCCGGTTGCCAGCGACGTATTCGACGACGTGGCGCAGGAGGCCGGCGCACGCGCCGGGAAGAAGACCCTGGACAAGGTCGAGGAAGTCCCGGTGGACCGCTTCCTGGCCGAGATCGTCCCGCGGGCGGAGTCGATCGAGGTGTTGGTCGAGAACCGCCACCTGGGGAATTTCGTCAGCCTGATCGCTCCCTGCGATCCGACCGCCGGCCGGATCTTCAAGTGGGGCAACCTCTTCTCGTGGAGCTACGCCGGCGAACTGGCCGACGCGATCCGCGAGCGGGTCAAGCGGGCGGGCGGGAACGTGACCGGCGACCTCTGCTGCAGGTTGGCGTGGCGGAACACGGACGATCTCGACTTCCACATGCAGGAGCCCGGGCGGTACGAGATCTCCTTCCAGACCCGGGGCTCGACCTCGCCCTCCGGGGGCCGCCTCGACGTGGACATGAATGTGAGCGGAGAGACCCGCGAGCCGGTCGAGAACATCTGTTACGCCAGCCGGAGCCGCATGCGGGAGGGGGACTACAGGCTCTTCGTCCACCAGTATCGCTACCGCGAGGCGGTCGACCCCGGCTTCGAGGTCGAGATTGACTACCTGGGCGAGGTGCGCCGCTACGCCTATCCCCAGGTCGTGAAGCACGGGCATGAGGTAGAGGTCGCTCGGTTCCGCTACACGCATGCCGGCGGCGTCGAGATCATCAGTTCGCTCCCCGAGAGCCAGGCTGGCCGCCTCGCCTGGGGGCTCCAGACCCAGAGCTTCCACCGGGTCCGCCTCCTCATGCACTCCCCCAACTTCTGGGAAGGCCAGGCGGTCGGCAACCGGCACCTGTTCTTCATGCTCGAAGGCTGCCGCAACGACGGGAGCGCCCGCCCCTTCTTCAACGAATTCCTCCGCCCCGACTTGGAGCCCCACCGCAAGGTCTTTGAGGTCGTCGGCGCCCGCATGAAGCCGGCCGACTCGGACGAGCAGTTGAGCGGGCTCGGCTTCTCATCGACCCGCCGCGATTCGGTCACCTGCCGAGTCCGGGGGAGCTTCACCCGCACGATCAAGGTCACGTTCTAGACCAGCAGGGACCCGCCGGGATGACCTCGGCGGGAGAGCGATACCAGAGAGGAGCCTTACCCATGTCCGAGCCCATCACCGCCCCCGCCGCGACCTTCACCACCGCCCCTGACTTCGAGCGGGCCAGCCGCCTCAAGCTGCGCTTCGACTCCCCTAAGGGCCAGCTCACCGTCGAGGATCTCTGGGATCTCCCCCTGACGTCCGCGACCAACCGCGCCAACCTCGACAGCATCGCCGTCGCGCTCCATCGCCAGACCCGGGAGGCGGCCGAGGTGGTCTCCTTTGTCGACAAGACCGCGCCGACCGGCAGCGACGAGCTGCTGCTCAAGTTCGAGATCGTCCGCCACGTGATCCGCGTCCGGGTCGCCGAGCGTGACGCTGCTCGGGACCTCGCCGATCGGGCGGAGAAGAAGAAGCGCATCCTCGCCCTCATCGAGCAGAAGAAGGACGAGGCGCTCGCCGGCAAGTCGGTCGAGGAGCTGCTCGCCCTGGCGGAGTCGCTGTAAGTGAGCCAGGTGCTGTGCCAGGCGTGCGGCGAGCGGCCGGTGATCCCGCCCGTGCTCTCCTGCTGGTTCTGTCGGCAGAAGCCGGCTGATCGCCGTCGCCGGTACGGCGCCTGGCACCGCACCCAGATCATCGAGACCTACAAGGCAACCTCCTCGACGGCGAAGGCCGCGGCAGCGGCGGGGACGAGCGCTTCCTACGCCTGGCACATCCTCGACGACGAGGGGTTGATCACCAACCGCACCCCGGAGTATCCGGCCGAGGTGGTCGAGGAGGCGCTGCGGCTCTACATCGACGAGCGGCTTTCCTGCCGCGGCGTCGAGGCTCGCCTCCGGGAGAAACACTCGCCGGCGCCGAGCCAGGAATCGATTCACCAGTGGGTGAAAGCCCACGGGTTGCTCCGGACGAAGAGTCAGGCCGACGTCATCCAGAACAGCCGCCGGAACGGTCGAGACTACGAGGGCGAGGTGGGACCCCGCGCCCAGGAGCTCGCCACGCGCAAGCTGAGCGTCCGGAGGATTGCCCGCGAGCTCGGGGTGAGCCGCCAGGCCGTGAAGCGCCACCTCAGCGAGGAAGACCGCCCGGGCCCGGCCATGGCCACGATCCGCCAGGCCTGGGAGGCTGACACCCCCGAGGCACGCGCCCGCCGGGCCCGGCGCGACCAGGTGGTGGTCATGCGCCATGACGGCGCCACCTATCCTGAGATCGAAGAGGAGAGCGGGCTGTCCACCGCCACCGTCTACCTGTACCTCAAGGGCGCGGGGTTGGTGGCCGACGAGGACCTGCCAGAGGACGTCCGCGCGGTCGTGCGCCAGCTCGCCGGCCTGCGCAAGGTGATCCGCCGACACTCCAAGGAGGCACGGGGCTGATGAAGACCCCCCTCTGCAGCGCCTGCGGCAAGAACCCGGTCATCTGGCCGATCCTGGTCTGCTGGTGGTGCCGGCAGGCCGGAGTGCCGGTGCCGAAGGCGCCCAGGCGCCGGGGGAAGAAGCGGCCCTACGCATCGCGGAAGCGCTGGACGCCGGCGGACGACGAGCTGCTCCGGCGCACCTATGCCGACACCTCCTCGACCGAGCTCCTGAAGCTCTTCCCGGGGCGGCCGATCGGCTCCATCTACCAGCACGCCGCCAGTCTGGGGCTGAAGAAGAGCCGGGCCTACCTGACCGACCAGCGCCGGGAGGAGGTTCGACGCCTGCGCGAGCACGGACAGGCCTATCGATTTCCCAAGGGGCACGTCCCCGCCAACAAGGGGAAGAAGGGCCGGCCCTCGACCGGCCGCATGGCCGAGACGCAGTTCAAGAAGGGGAACAAGCCACACACCTGGCTGCCCGTGGGGACCACCCGCTTCGACAAGGACGGCTACCTGCAGCGCAAGGTGAGCGACACCGGCTATCCGCCCCGGGACTGGCGCAATGTCCACGTCCTGCTCTGGGAGGAGGCGCACGGGCCCGTCCCGCCGAAGCACCGGGTGGTCTTCCGCAACGGCGACAAGACGGACATTCGCCTGGAGAACCTGGAGCTCATCTCCTTCGCCGAGGCGATGCGCCGCAACACCATCCACCGAGCCGAGATGCCCGAGGAGATCCGCAGCGTGCTGCGGCAGATCGGAGGCCTTCGGCGCCGAATCACGATGAAGGAGAGGAAACATGGCAAAGAACGAGACGGGGAAGACGATCGAGGACCTGAGGGGCCTGCTGTTCAAGACGGCCGAGCGGCTGGACGCGGCGACGCCGGAGCAGCTTGACGTCGAGCTGCTGCGGGCTCGGGGCATCGGCGACATCGCCAAGGTCCTCGTGGACACGGCGCGGGTCGAGGTGGCCCGGGAGAAGGCGACGGGGCAGCACAGCGGGAGCGGATTCTTGCCTTCGCGGGGCGAGCTCCCGCCGGTAGAAGGAGAGAAGACGAAACCCCGGTTGGTGGGAAATTCCGGGGGGGGGGGTAAATTCGCGTCTATCGGTAACGAACAGGAGACGTTGAAATGAACGAAGAAGACGAGGGAGAGATCGGCTACGTCGAGGGGAAGCGCCGAGCGTTGTTGGGGGTACTCCGTCACGTCCTCGGCGAGTTGGGAGTAAAGGACCCCGAGGCGGGCAAGGTGCGGTGGGTGATCGAGCGCCAGGAGACGGTCGCCCAACTTCGCGCGGTCTGCGCCGATCACGGCGACAACGACTGGGACGAGGACCTCCACCTCGGCGATGTCATCGAGAAGCACCTCGCTGACCCCCTCCGCGAGGCGGTGGAAGCGGACGAGATTCCCGACCTGGTAGCAAACAGCCGTGTAAGGCTGGCCGGGTTCGTCTACCGGCTCACCTGGGGGAATCCCGACCGTGCCGACGAGAGGACTCGCTGGGTTCTCGTCCCGGATGGACCCGAGTCGCCGGCGGACTTCTTCGCCGCGGCCGAGGAACTGGCGGCTGCAGGTAGGACGGTGATGGCCCGGGCCTGGGTCGAGAAGCAGAAGGGACCGCTCCTGGACGCGTTGATGGAGTGCCTCGCCAGGGTCGACTGCCGCGCCGCAGCCGAGGATGTCGAAGCTCAGCGGAACGCGAGGCAAGTCCTCTCCGACCTGGGGATTGAGGTCCCGAGCTTGACCTACCCCGACAACGTTCTCGGCGGCGCCGGAAGAGCGAGGTCGCCTTCGCCGAGGAGCCCTCCGAATGAGCGACCAGCGGACCGCCTACCCCGACGCCCCCCTGACCCTCCCGGCCGAGGACGTCGCCGCGCTGCTCCGGAGGGTCCTCGCTGGCGAGCTCATATTCGCCTCCTCCTCGACGACGTCGACTTCCAGACGGCCTACTGCAACTCGGTCCTCTTCGCCGTCGACGTCCGCGAGGGCCGCTGGCTCCTCTCGGTCTTCAACGACTGCGCCGAGGTCGACTACGTCGAGGTCGCGGTCGCTCCCGACGGGCGGTCCGGCGAGTTCGACCTCTGGGCGGACTCGCTCCCCGAGGTAGGGATCGCAGCCGGCCCGCTCGACCTCCTGACCGAGGAGGAGCAGGGCCGGCTCGAAGAAGTCGTCTTCGCCCTCGCCCCGGCCGGGCGGCCGAAGTGCCCGAAGTGCGGCTCCTTCGCCCATCTTGAGCGGGCCGGGCTCTGGTTCGCGTGCGAGAAGCGGCACGCCGCGGAGGAGGAGCCTTGAGCGTCCAGCCGCAGTGCCGCGAGTTCTTCCTCGTCGGCGCCGACGTCTTCGTCCGACCGACCGGCTCCCGAGCTCGGCCCTGGTGAGGTGGTCGTCCATAGCATCGGCAGCCGGTTCCCGCTGATCGTCGAGGGTCGGATCGAGGTCGAGTATGAGGCCCCCGGGCCGCGCCCAGGACGAGGACCCCGCGACTACTTCCCGGACAGGAGGAGATCGTGAGGTGGATCGGTCCGAGGGAGGAGGACCTCGACGCCAGCGGCGTCCGCCTCCTCCGCCCAGTTCCTCCCGAGCGCTGGCCCTACGGTCCGCCCGAGGACCACCAGGACTGCTGCGGCCTCCGCGAGGGGGGCCTCTTCTGCGACTGCACGGCGAGCTCCGAGGAGGAGGGTTGACTCGTCGCTCCCCGGAACGCCCGACGTTCGCCTCGGAGCGCGCTCTCTGCGAGGCGTTCCTCGCCGGGGCTGCCGTCCCCGACGGCTGGACCGCCTATCCCGAGACCGACGGCTGGGACATCCTCCTGATCCGCGACCAGGTGCAGGTGGGCGTGCAGGCGAAGCTCCGGCCCTCGCTCGAGGTGCTGGCGCAGGCAGCTCGGCCGCTCCGACGCTGGCGTGATGCTCGTGGCCCCCATTACATCGCCGTCTTGGTTCCCTGGACCGAGGGCAATTTCTCTGACCTGGCCGAGATCCTGGGGCTCGTCGTGTTGCGGCCCTGGTTGCGGCAGCACCGAGGGCGGGATGGCGAGCAGGTCTTGACCTGGCACCCTGTCTCGCAGGCGATCGCAGGACTTCCGCCGCTTCACTTCGAGGCGCCAGCGTGGGTGCCGCCGGTGGTGCCCGATGTCCCCGCCGGCGTCCCGTCACCGGTCCAGCTCACCGAGTGGAAGATCCGTGCTCTGCGCTTCATGGCCCGCCTGGAAGTCCGAGGCTACGTCACGGTCCACGATCTGCGCGACTTCGGGATGACCTCCTCGCTCTGGTATCACCGCTGGCTCGTTCCGCAGGAGGGGCCTTCCCAGAACCCGCCGCGGTGGGTGCGCAAGCCTGGGGTCGCGCTGGTAGATGCTCAGCACCCCGAGATCTTCGCGCAGTTCGTCCAGGCGACGAGGGAGGAGGGCATCCCTGTATCAGAGCGGGAGCGCGTGGCGGCCGAGCGCCGGGAACGAAGCGATCAGCGCCTCCAATTGCTGCTCGATGGCCTGGCCTGGGCCGATGGCTCAGGAACCTAGCCTGCCGTCCAGAGCGGCAGCAGGTAGGGCTTGCCGGCCTCGAACCGGGCCCGGACCTCCGCGAGCGACAGGCCGGTCGCCGCCTGGTGATGCGGGAGGTCCTGCTTCTTCCCGGGCCAGAGGCCGCCCCATTCCAGCCCCGGGATCGTGCCCGAGATCTTGCCGGCGAGCCGGTAGGGGGGAAGATCCCCCGGCTGGTCGCCGTTGAGGTATCGGCCGCCGGCAAAGATGCCGAGGTCGACGGCGAGGCCGAAGTTGTGGTTCGACTGTCCCCCGCGGGCGTAGGTCACGATGTCCCTGGGATCGCCGTTGCGACCCTGGCGGAACAGCTCGTCCTGTTCGGCGTAGTTCCGGGTGCCGCTGATGACCCGGGCATCGAGCCCCTCGACGTGGAGCTTGGCGAGTAGGTGTCGCATCAGCACCTGGGCGCCCGGCAGGAGGGTGCGCAGCAGTCCCTCGGTGCGCCCGTCGAGCTCGTTACCGGCGGCGGTCCGGATCGAGGCGAAGGCCTCGTCCCATGCCGCCTGGGCGCGGTCGGTCTTGGAGCCCCAGTCGCCGTCGAGCTTCCCGGTGTAGAACCCGGCGGCCGAGGCGAGGCGTTGGAAGTAGAGGACGTCGCCGGCGAAGAGGGGGGAGCTCATCGAGTGGCCTCCTTGGCGGTCAAGGGCTCCTCGCCGTGATCCACGTAGGAGATGGCGTGGGCATCGAGGAGAGCGGACATGCGGGTGAGGCGCCGGGTGAGCGCCGCGATCGTGATGTCGCGCTGCGCGACTTCGACCTGGTGCTCAGCGACCGCCGCCCTCATCTCGGCCTGGTGGCGAGCCTGCCGCTCGCGGGCGAGCTCGTCGAAGGCCGCCTTCTCCCGGGCGTAAGCCTCGCGTCGCAGCTCGGCCGCTTCGTCGAACACCCGAACTTCCAAGGCCATCCCCTCCTGACGCTTTTCCCGGCGAGCCCGGAGCCATGCTGAAACCCATTTGACGAGCGCCCCGGAGCCAACGAGGCCGAGAAGGATCTGGGCGGCCTTGTCCGCCAGCCCCTCCATCTGGGCTGGAACGAACTGGACACGGTGGCCCGGAAGAGTCACAACTGCACGCATAGGCCAGATGCCCCCCGAGGGAGAAAGAGTCAGAAATTCTGAAGAAGAGGGTCCCCGATAGCGGGGGGGGGATCAACCGCGAAACGGCCAGGGAGGCCCTTCCGTGACGCTATTGAGGATCTTCTGGTTGCTTGCCGCCGAAGGAGAGGGTGGCGCCGAGAGCTGGATAGGGGTGCCGATCGATCCCGGAAGAGTCGTGCGAGGACACGAGGCCCAGGGCCACCGCGATCACGTGCGGGAACTGCGGGGTCGGCGAGTAGGCCCGCCAGGCGACCCCGACGCCGACCGTCTTGGACCCGAGGACCGCGACCCAGGAGAGCCGCTTCCAGGAGAACAGGGAAACCCCGATCCCGACATCGCACCCCGGCCGTGAGGAGTCGGCGCGATGCGAGCCCACCGTGCACCAGGTCGAGGCGATGAGCGGGGAAGATTCCGAGGGTGAGGGGGACGCCGCGGCGGGCTGGGGCTGCGGGGGCGGCTCGCCAGCCGCCGGCGAAGCGAGGGCCAGGAGGAGCGCACCGAGGGCGAGGCCGGCGAGGTTCCGGAGCTTCGAACGCTGGGGGTTCATGGCCCCCTATCCTACTCCTGGTCGATCCTGGGGCCGACGGAAGAGAAGATGGTGGGCCCCCGGGAGAGCCGACTGCACGCCTCCCGGGGGGGATGGGTCGCGGAGAGAGAGCGGAGTTACTGCGCGGGCGGAGCGAAGTATCCCTCGACGACGAGGGTCAGATCGATCGCGGTCGTGGAGCGGGCGGAGAGGTCGCGGAAGCACTCTCCGGCCGGCGCGCAGAGGCGGACGTCGGCGAAGCTGCTCGCCGTCCCCCCGCCGAAGGTCACGGCGCTGGCCGAGGACTGGGTGCCGTCGTACTCCCAGAGCTTCAGGGAACCGGCGCTGGTCGATGAGACGTGGACGGCCACGAGGACGGCGGTGGCCTCCTGCGGGATGTTGCAGGCGCCCCGGACCACCAGGTCCTGGTTGGAGTCGGCCGCCAGGCTGCCGCTGAAGAGCTGGCACGGCGCCAGCGCGGTGTGCAGCGAGGGGGCGGCGTTTGACTGCGCACCCGCGATGGAGGCGAGGGACAGAAGGCAGAGGGCCAGCAGGATGGTTTTCTTCACGGTCGGATTTCTCCTTTCTGGAACAGGCATGGATCTCACGGGGCGACGGCAGTCAGGTAGGTGGGGCCGGCCGACGTCGAAAGCTGGCAGTCGATGATGTCGCCGAGCAGGAACTCGCCGGCGACGGTGTTGTAGGTGTGCCAGGCGCCGGACGTGCCCTCGGAGCGCAGCTTCACATCGATCAACCCGTCGGCCGTGGAGATGAATCCGACGTTGCTCGGGATGCCTCCGGCGTTGACAATGTAGCCTTCCGTATAGCCTGGAGCGTTGCATTCATCCAGGCCGTAGGACCTCGTATAGCCACAGGTCTGGCTGTCGTCGATCGAGACGCTGGACGGCGCCTGGGCATCGGTCGGCAGGAGGATGTCGAGGACGCGCAGCGGGTAGTACTGCCCGTCCCGGACCCAGAAATCGCGGCCAGCGCCCGAGTCGTTCTTCAGGTGCAGGCGGACCCACCCGGTGCCGCTCGGGATGAAGCCGCAGTTGTCGGGTGGCGTGGCGGTGACGCCCGCAGTGGAGACCACGGTGGTGGCCATGGCGGGGAAGGACGACAGACACACGGCGAGCACCAGCAGCAGGACTTTGCTTCTCATACGGTTCTCCTCTCCTGTAAGAGATTGGTGGGCCAAGAGCGGCCCTCACCGGTCAATGTAGACCCGGTCCTTCCACAACTGTTTAGACCATACAGGCGAGGTGAACTATATACACCAGTATAGAAGCGCGTCAACATCCCGCGAGTGACATTCTTCTGTCAGAGTGCCACGCTCTCCAGCCAGAATCCCGAAAGATCTGCCGACCTCGTACTGCTGGAGGTCTGCAAAACGATTGCTCCAGGGAAGACAGTCGCGCTCGGCCCGACGGAGGTGATCCCGTCCCCGTTGACGTGCGTCCCATTGATCGTCCAACTCCAGTCTCCGGGAGAGATGCCGCGGTCGATCTCCAGGCGCTGAAAGGTGGTGGTGGCCGTCACGCCGGTGTCTGCGCGGTTCACCAGCGAGCCGCCGGACCACACCTCTACCCACCAGTGGGTGTTTCCGCGCGCCGCGGAGTCCAGCACGAAGAACACGCTGTTGCTACCGAAGTGGGAGGTGTCGGCGGTGTCCACCCCGACACCCACAATGAGCCGCACGCCGGAGACAGTGGAGACTGGCCGCACGAGCCAGCCGAACAGGTCTATGTCTAGGGCCTTGATCCCGGACTGCAACGCTACGCCGCCGCCGGTCACGTCCGGGGTGACGCTGGTGATCCGCATAATGGTGGGGCGGCCGGTCTCCGGGGCCTGCATCGCTGGCGCGCTGCTGCCCTGGGGGGTCCACCCCAGTCGCCCAAAGGCCCCGGTCGCGTCATTCGTGGAGGAGTAGTAGAAGTCGTCGTACAGGGTGAAGCGCTGCCAGGGACGTGCGACGCGAACGTCCGTGGCGGTCACCACCTCGCCGGCCGTCGTTTCCCTGTTCGTGCTCAGGATCGCCGCGCCCTTCTGGGTGGTGCTCGCGTCCGGCACGTCCAAGTCCACCTTCTGGTTGCCGGAATCGAGGGTGACAGTGACCTTGGAGCTGGCCGCGTTGATCTTGCGGAACCGAAGGTCGACTCCGCCCTTGTTGTCGAACAGGCCGACGCCGGCCGTGCCAACGTTGGATGCGGTGTTCGCCTCCCCGGAGACCGCCACCCAGGTTTGGTCTCCCCGGAGGAAGGTGCTGCTGCTGGCGCTCCCGCTTCCGAGGCGCGCGGTACCGAGGGTGCCGCTGGAGATGTTGCTCGCGTTGGTCGTGTCCGTCGTAGCGCTCGCGGCGAGCCCTGTGACCCGGGCGACCGGGACCGTCCCGGCCGCGAGGCTCCCGGTGATATCCACATTCCACAGAGTCGATCCGCCAGCAGTCTTGAAGGTCTGGAAACTACCCGTCGGCGACGTATCCGTTGCGCGTGACATGGTGATTCCGGTGTCACCGTTGACCGCTTGGTTCACGGTCGCGTCCGTCAGGGTGGGTGAGGTGCCGAACAGCGCTGCGCCGGAACCGCTTTCGTCCGAAAGGACCCCGCGTAGGTCCGCAGAGGTCGATGCGGCCAGGTGCGAAATCCCAGCGTTGGTGCTCCAAGTCCCGGAAGAGACGCGCAGCACCCCGGAGGAAGCAGAGGTGTCCAGGCCGGTACCGCCCTTGGCGGCTGTGACGGTGGGAAGCTGGCTCACCGTGATCGCGCACAGGGAGACGCTGGTCGTACCGCCGCAAGTTCCCACGACTCTGTCCGCCGTCTGCGAGGTCGCGGCGGCCACGGTGATTGTCCCCGAGGTGGTGACCGGGGAGCCAGTTGCGGCGAGCCAGGACGGCACGGCGAGCCCAACGCTCGTGACGGTCCCGCTCCCGGCCGGAGTCGCCCAGGTGTTGTCCCCGCGGAGGAACGTCGAGGAGTTGGCCGTACCGCTTCCCAAGCGGGCCGTCCCCACGGTTCCCGAGGAGATGTTCGACGCGTTGGTGGTATCGGTGGTGGCCGAGGCCGCCAGACCGGAAACCCTCGCCGCCGGCACGGTCCCGGCCGAGAGCGAGCCCGTGATGTCGATCCCCCACAGGGTTGATCCCCCGGCCGACTTGAACAACTCGAAGCTCCCGGTGGGACTCGTGTCCGTTGCTCGCGTGAGCAGCAACGCGGTGTCCCCGTTCGAGGCCTGATTCACCGAGACGTCGCTCATCGTCGGCGACGTCGCGAAGACGGCGGCACCGCCGCTCCCCGTCTCGTCCGAGAGCACCGCCCGAAGGGCGGCGCTCGTCGAACTCGCCAGGTCGGAGAGCCCGGCCCCTACGGACCAGGTCCCGCTGGAGACCTTGGGCACACCGGTGCTGGAGGAGGTGCTGATCCCCGTCCCCCCCTTCGCCGCGCTGACCGTGGGAAGCTGGCTATTCGTCATGGCACACAGCCCAATGGACGTCGCTCCGTTGCAGGTGCCGATGACCTGGTCCGCGGTCTGGCCGCTGGCGGCTGAGATCGCGATCGTGCCGGTGCTAGTGATCGGACTGCCCGTCGCGGTCAACCAGCTCGGCACCGTGACGTTGACGCTGGTGACCGTCCCCCCGGAGCCGGCTGGTACCCCCCATGTCGCATCTTCCCGAAGAAAGCGGGTGGTCCCCGCCGAGGAGCCAGGATCGGGAACGACTCCCGAGGCGTGGGACCCGCCGGACGCGCCGAACGTCGAGGCCGAGAGCGTGAAGCCGCTGGCGAGCGAGTGCGAGGTCCCCCCGCCGCAGAGAAGCGGCGGCGAGCACGTGATCGTCGTCGATCCCAGCGCGTAGGAGGAGAGGCTGAGGTCGGCCTTGAGCGCGGCCCAGGTGACGTTCTTGGACCCGGCGCAGTTGGCGCTCGCCTCGAAGTGCAGGGTGTCGGCGACGGTCCCCGAGGGCAGGCTGCAGATGCTCTGGGCGCCCGCGGCGGTGGTGAGAACGAGGAGGAGCACGGCGGCGAGGCCGAGCGGAAGCTTCTTGACGTTCATGGTGTCCTTTCTCAATCGAGGATTCTCAGGCCCTTCCAGCCGGACCCGCCGTTGACCTCGGTCTTCCCGGTCGAATCGACGCGGAAGACCGGTTGCATGACGCCGGCGCGGAGGACGCTCACGACGATTCGAGCGCTCTCCGATCCCGGGGTCGAGTCGGTGAGCTCCACCGTGATCTGCGCCCCCAGCAGGCCGCCAGGGGCGGTGGTCAAGTTGACCGTAGGCGTGACGCTGGAGACCGCCGCCCCGATCGTGTTCAGAAAGGCGTTCGGGTGGCCAGCCGCGAGCGCCGCGTTGGCCTGGGCAAACTGCCCAGCTAGGATCAGGTTCAGAATCGTGACGTCGAATGCCACCTTAGAAGGTCTCCTGCAGGGTAAAGCCGGCCAGCCCCGGCCATTCGAGGGTAGCCATCGTTGGCTTCGGCGGCTGCTCAATGCAGCAGACCATCGACGTGTCGTAGAAGAGCCAGCGCTGGGATGGTTCCGGCCAGAAGAAGATCCGGGCGAGCTCCCCGCGGCCCACGAGGAACCGCGTCATGACCTGGCGGAAGACTTCGATCCGGCCGCTCTCCGGTGTCTCAGGACCGAGTTGAGGCAGCTCGAAGGCCGCTGAGCGCTGCATCGATCGCGTCCGACCGAGCTTTGCCCCGCTCTCGGTCCGGACGACCTCGGAGCGGGGGATCAGCGGAAGCGACCAGCCGAGCGCCATGTTGATCGAAGGACGATAGCGGCGGCCGATCATGGGAAGGGCGAACTGCAGGAAGTTGCTCCCGTCGTTGGTGTGGCTCGAGGTATCGAAGGTGAGGACGACGCTCTTGACGCTCGGATAAGCCCCAACGGGAAAGGTCACGAAGGAGTCGAGCATGAATTCGGCCGTCGCATCTTCCAGCCATTCCGCGTCAGGCCCAAGGGTCCAGAGGAGGCTATCCCAGGGGAAATCGGAGAGGCTTGCGAGAACCACCGGTTCCGTCCAGGCGGAGACCGCGAGGCTGCCGCCGAGGGCATCCTTGAGCTCGACTTTGAAGGGGAGCCGGATGTTGCTCTTGTGGAAGGAAAGCCAGTCGACCGGCCGGACGCGGTTGAAAGTCCACGTCACCGAAACGGTTGAAACCGCGGCGATCGATCCACTCCGCCATGGCGCAGAGAGATCCTCGTTGAGAAGGTTCTCGGCGGTCATCTCGGTCAAGGGATCGCCCGAAGAGACAGCCGTCGACGAGGCTACGCAGGTCGTGCCATAGGCAGCCAGCGCCCAGTTTTCCAGGATCAGAAGAGCCTCGTAGGATTCGAGGGTCGGCTGTTCTGCCATTACGTGAGGACCTCCAGGACCGTTTGATTGCTGCCCTTGTCGACCGAGACGCTCATGATCCGCGCCGAGGCCCCGTTCTCGAAGGTCCCCGTGGGAGGCTCGTAGACGAACTCGTGCTCGTCCCCCGCGCGGACGGCTGCCGCGATCCATGCCCCGGCCAGGGTCACCTCCCACCAGGATCGCTCCTCGAGAAAGAGCGGCGCGGCATAGTCGAGCCACGTTGACGCGGCGGCCGGATCGTCGAGGAGGTAAGTCTGGAACGGTTCAGTCCTCGGCTTCGCCTGGGGAAAGTTCTTCATCGTCGCCGATCCCGCAGAGCGGGGCAAAAGCTGATAGTCGGTGCTGAGCCGCGAGCGGAGATTCGCAGGGACGGAGCCCGGAATATTGCTTTTATCAACGACGAGATAATTCTTTCCGTAGCCCACCGTGATTCGTGAAAATGGGTCCGTAGAAGAGAGATTGCGGATTGCAATGATCTCGGGCCGGAATCGCCGCGACGGAGAGCCAACCGGCGGCCGGATCGTGATGAGACGAAAGCTTCCCGTCTCGTCTTCTACCCACCAAGCCATGGCCGACAGGGCGATCGAATCCAGGACAGCCTTTCGAGTCGTCGAGGCATTGAGAAGGTGACCGACGGCGAGGTTGGGATTCCACAGGAGGCCGGAGGTGTCCACCGTGCTATCCGAGACCACGCCGAAGAGAGCGCTCGCCGTGTAGGCCCCGGCAGGGCCGCCTGTAGCGTCGATCCCGAAGGCGCCGGCCTGAGTGCTCACCAGCAGGGAGGCGGTCGAGTTCGGGAGGTCATAGGTGTACTGGCGGTCGGCTGCCAGAGTGCGGATGACCACTGGCGTCGGCGCGAGCAGGGTCTCGCTGATTAGGACCTCTTCGACCCGGATATCCCTGCCGTCCGGGGAAATAGCCGGCTGGCCTCCAGCGCCGTCCTTTGCGATCGTGAAGGTGCCGTTGTTCGATGATGTTCCCGTCACCGAGATCCGCTGGCCAGTCCGGTCCGGATCGAGTTGGCCGGGGACGAGACGCTTCGCGGTCATTGGCAGGCTGGTGTTGGCGTCCGTCCCACTGAGGGAGATGACGTGGGGGTCGTCGAAACCGAAGGAGATGCTCCCTGCCGCCCCGAGGGCGATTGTCTCGTCCGGCACCAACGGCACGCCGTTCGCTCGTAGGCGTCCCCAGATGTCGGTGGACGTGGCCAGGCCGGTGTTGATTTCCGGCGATCGCCAGCCATAGGTCCTCGTCTGGGTGTCGAGCAGGACGAGCGGGAAGTGGAAGACGGGGCCCCAGCAAGTCGGTTTGGTCTGCCCGAGAGGCCCGCCAGAGAACACCGCCGGATCATCGCCGTCCAGGCTGGGCTTCCAGCTTGCGGCTCCCTGTAGGGTCAGATCGACCCTCCTGAGCTCGGAGAGGGCGGTCGTGCCTTCGTCCTCCCCGAAGCGCCAGGCGTCCAGGATTCCGGTGACCCCTGCGCCGCCCGCAGGAAGGGGGCGGTCAGAGCTGGCGAGGAGGGTGTCGTAGTCCGGGGCCGCGGCGCGGAGGCGGATCTCCCAGACATGGAGGCCGACCGAACTGGTGCCGGCGCGGCCGACCAGCGGGATGCCGTGGTCCGGATCGGTCTTCGAGACTGCGACTGGCATGGTCAGAGTCCCCACGACGGTGAGCGCGCCGAGGGCGAAGCCGGCAGCTCCGACTGCCACTCCCGTGGTGCGGTTTGTGGCCCACACGGCGGCATAGAGCGTCACGCTGACACCGTCCGGGGCAACCACCCCGGCGAGGTAGATCGGGACGCCTGTGGGCGGCGTGTAGGCCGAGAAACGGATCGAGGAGGTGTCCGTTTCGGATGCGCCAGTCACGAACCCCAGCGCGCCGGCGGCGCTCAGGATCAGCCCGTAGAAGTTGGACACCTGGAACAGCGGCGCGAAGCCGGTCCCTGTGTGGGTCCCCAGGAGGACGCCGATCCATTCAATCGCCAGGGCGCCGGCGACGTTGTGGTCCTCCGAAGCCGTGCCGATGAGCCGCGAGGTCCCATCGGCCGGCACAAGAACGCCCATGCCGTAGCCGTGGTAATAGTTCTGGACCAGCGGATTGTCGAGAGAGGACTTCCTGCCGATCGCCGAAATCGAAATCTGGGTCGTCCCGGTGCACTGCACGGTAACCCCTGAGAAAAGCCGGAGATAATCGGAGAAGGCAACAACATCTCCGGCCGGTCCGCGAGGAGACCCCAGATAGACTTCGAAGGGCTGGTCTGCCCAGACAAGCCCCTTGAGGAAGGTCAGAGAACCGTCACTGTTTTCCAGGTCAAAGCTTGCCGTTTCAATCGAGCTCGGGCCCGTGAGGTTCCCGGAAGCCGCGACTGCTCTCTTGAGCTTCCAGGTCGGCATGAGGCGCGTGATGAAGCGGGCGTTCGGGGGGCTCTCCCCCGGGCCGGTGTAGAGCGCCCTGGCATCGGTGAACAGCAGCGTCCGCGCCGCCCCCGTCTCCCGGCTCTTGGGATGGAAGACGACGGCGAGCCAGGCGTCACCGCCCTCGCGCCAGACGTCGATTAGAGTCCTCGCCATCGCCTCAGTTTCATCCCCACTTTTTAGGACAATCCGGCCGGATACTTCGCCTCGATCGCTCGAACGAGAGCGGCGACCTGGCCGACCAGGCTGGTGATCGCCGCCCGGTCAGCAGCCCTTTCCTGGGCTTCCGAGAGCGCCACCGTCGACCGACGGTTCTTCTCCTCGTTGAGCTTCTTCTGTCGTTCCTGCTCGTGAGCTTGACGCTTCCGCTCGATTTCTTCAAGCGCCCGAAGCACGGCGAGGAGCTCGGGGCCGCACCCCTCTCCACGTTCCGAGACCACCGAGGAAGCGGCCGGCGACGGGGACTCGGACCGAGCGGCCGAAGCCGTGGAGGGCTGGGAGGGGGAAGCGATGCTTTCGCTGGTCGCCGCCACGATCCTGCTGCCGGAGGAGGTGGTCGAAGCCGTATTGTCCCGGATCGCCGCGAGCAGGGAGTTGGACTGCTGCAGGTGGTTGACGATCGGGTTGTCGGTCCCGCTGAGGAGCGGGTTGCTCCCGGTGAGCGCCTGGATGGCGTGGGTGATCTCGTCCACCACCGCGTTCGAGCCCACGCCGGCGCCGAGGAAGCTCTGGGCGGACGCCTGATAGTCCCGGCCGGCCTGCTCGAGCTGCGACAGGGCATCCAGATCTCCGGCCCGGGCCCGCGCCAGCAGGTCGCGGAAGTGATCACGCGAGGTCGTGAACTGGTCGGCGCTCGACGTCCGCGGGTCGTTGTGCTGGAGCTCCTGCAGGAAGGAGGTGAGCCCCGAGGTTGCCTGCCGCCAGAAGTCGTTCAGCGCGTTGACCCGCGCGGCCTCGTAGCGGGCCATATCCTGGGCCGAGACCCCGAGCCGGAGGAGCGCGGTGTGAGCGTCGCCGAGCTGCTTCAGCAGGTCGCGGAGCTGGAGCTGGAGGGGGTTCTTGCCGAGGTCCTCCCACCCCTTCAGGGTCTGGTCGACGAAATTCTCGACGGCCGCCTGGCTGGCGGAGGCCAGTTGGGCGAACTGGTCGGCGCTCGCCCCCAGGGTCACGAGGGCCGCATGGGCATCGTCGAGCTTGTCCCGGAGATCCTGGGCGTCCTTGACCACTTGGGGGACCGGCAGGAGCCCGGCGATCGTGTCGGAGACGAACTTGTTGACGGCGACCTGGTAGGCCGCCTGGAGCTGCGACATCGCCACGGTGAGCTTGCCGCCGGTCCATGCGAGGGCCGCCTCCTGTTTCGACAGGTCGGCCATCTTGTCCTTGAGGTCCTGCGCCCCCTTGGCCGCGGGCCCGAGGGAGAGCTGGTTCCACTCTTTGACCTGCTGGCCGATCGTGTCGATGAGGGTCGCCGCCTGCGTCCACGGGTCGTCATTGCTCTGCTGAGCCTGGGGCCGCTGCGGCGCCGGCCTCGTGAAGTCGGGCTGGTTGGCGGGGTCGTTGATCTCCTTCCGGAGGTTCTCCAGATCGGCCTTCTGGGCGTCCGTCAGGATGCCGAGCTGCTCGTAGGAGTCGAGGAGGAAATTGAACTGGAGCACCTGCAGCTCGAAGTTCAGCTTGTCCGCCTCGCGCCGGGCCTTGTCCGCGTCGTCGAACTTGCCCTCCTGCTCCAGGAGGTCGGCCGCCTGGCTGAGCAGGTTCTGGGTCGCCTGCGTCCCGAGCTGGCTGATGACGTCGTTGAGCCGGCCGGCGGTGATCGCCCCCTTGGCGGCCGAGTCGCGCAGGAAGGCGACGGTGTCCCCGAGTCCCTTGACCTGCTGACGGGTCTGCTCCATCGGCAGGTTGAGCGAGGAGATCGCGTCTTCGGCGAGCCCGTTCAAGGCACGCAGCTCGGCCTGGTTGAGCTTCCAGAAGGCGATGGCCCGCTGGCCGGTCTCATCGAGGAGCTTCTGGTTCGCCGCCCGCGCCTCATCGAAGGTCTTTTCGATGTCCCCGGCCTTCGTCTGCCACTGCGACTGCCCGTAGGTGCCGCCGTCCCCGGGGCCGAGGTACTGGCGGACCGGGTCGAGGATCGTCTTCTTCGTCTGGTCGATCAGCGCCTGCCGGGCCGCGCGGAGCTGATCCTCCGAGATCTTCAGCTCCTTGGCCTTCTTCGCCATCTCAGCCAGCTTGTCGCCGAGATCGAGAACCGCCTGCACACTCGACGGCAGCCCGAGGCGGGTGTCGGCCTTGAGCTGGTCGAGGAAGTCCTGCTTGTCGGTGCTCTTGCCCCCTCCGTGGCCGGCGTTCGGCTTCTTGCCCGCGTCGTGCATCGCCGCGTTGTAGGCATCGGTCCACATGCCGGCGTACTTGTCCCACATGTCGAGGGCGACGAGCTGCATCTTGATCGCCTGGAACTCCAGGTCGACCTTCATCCGGGCGAATTCGACCCGCTGGGCCTCGTACTTTTGGCTCCCCTGGAGGTACTGGTAGAGCTGGTTGAAGACCGCCATCGACACTTCCTGCTCGGAGAGCGCCTGCGGGATCTTGTCGAGCTCGGCCGTGTAATCGGCGATCTGCTGGCGCAGCCGCGCGATCCGCGAGTCCCACTCAGCCTGGGCCGATGCGCGGTCGTCATCGGTCATGCCGGGGCGGAGCCGGGGGCCGGTGCCCATGCTGTTGATGTCGCTCTGGGTAGCCGCGATCTCGTCCTCGAGCTGCTTCCGGGCGGACTCCCCGGCCTTCTTCATCTGGTCGTTGAAGGCGACGAGCCCTGCGAGGAAATCGGCGGTGCTGGTGTCGATCCCGAGTGCCTGATTCTTCAGAGACTGGACGGTGTCGGAGAACTTCCTGGTGATGCTTTCGACGGCCTGGTCGAGCGCGGCGGCGTCGCCAGCGAAGGTCTTTTTCGCCTGCTCCAGATCGGAGAAATACTGCTGGGCAGCCGCGGCGACCTGCCCCGAGATGCCGGGGAGATTCTGGGTCGCCAGGCGCTGCGCGAATTCAATCTGGGCCTTGAATTCGTCGAGGTCCTTGCCGGCGTAGTCCTTGATCGCCGCGACGACGAGGGGGTCGAGCCCGATGGAGGAGGAGTGCTTGATCGCCTCGATCAGGGCGTAGCTCATCGCCGCCTCGGCGTCCTTGCCGAAGTTGGTGACGATCCCGTCGACGTAGACCTTCCACTCGGTGTTCTTGCCCTGCCCGCGCCTCTTGACGGCGATCGAGGCGTCCAAGCTCTGGAAGATCCCGCCGTAGGCGATGAAGAAGCCCTTGATCTCGTCGGCGAGCTTCTTGCCGGCCGTGATCAGCCCGTCGATGTGCTTGCCGCCCTTGTCCATCTGGACGTCGAGGGCCGAGTTGAAGGAGATGACGCTCTCCTCCGTCTTCTGGAGATGGGCGGAGAGCTTGTTGACCCCGATCGCGAAGACGGCCAGGACCACCACCCACGCGGCCACCATGCCCGCGGCGCCGGCGGCGCCGGTACCAGAGAAGAGCCCCGCAACGCCAGAGCCGCTCCCCGCAGCCCCGGTTCCCGCGCTCCCCCAAAGACCGCCGAGGCCGCTCCCCGTTCCGCCACCGCCCCAGATGTGCCCCGCCTGGCCACCGATCGAGGTCAACCCGCCGGTGACACCCTGGCCCTTCGCGAGGCCAGCGTTCCCGGCTGCGGCATTTGCCGCCGCGGTTTGAAGGGCCACCGCCGTCGCGAGCTCATGGGCAGCGATCCAGCGGACCAGCCACTGCTCGATGTACTGAAGGGCGGTCTTCAGGGCGCTCTGCCAGAAGGACTCCCAGTCGCCTTTTCCGGTTACCAGGGCATCGTTGAGGGTCGAGAGGAAGTTGCTGGAGATGGTGCTCCAGGCCTCCTTGAACGGCTCCTCGAGCCACTGCTGGATTTCGGCGTCCGCCCACGTCTTGCGGATCTCGTCGATGAGCTGGTGCTGCTTCGTGATCTGGGCGGTGAGCTCCTGCTCGGTGAGCTTGTTGTCCTTGCGGTTCAGCGCCGCGGTGACCTCCATCTTGATCTGGAGGTCTTCCTGGGCGTGGCCGAGGAGCCCGTACTTTTCCAGGATTCCGGCGAGCCCGGCCCCGTAAGCCTTCACGGCGTCGACGTTTGCCTGCCAGTCGGAGAACTGGGCGGAGAGCTGGTCGCGCTGCTTTTCGGCTTCAGCGTCGAGGCGCAAGGCCTGGGTGTGCCTCGCGAGGGTGTCGGTCTCCCTCTGGTAGTTCTCGTCGGTCAGCTTGATGGAGGCGGCGAGCGGCAGCCCGGCGATCGCGTTCTGCGCCCGCTGGTCCTTCTCGATCTTGAGAGCCAGGGCGTTCGCCTGCGAGGCGAAGGTCGTCCGGTTGATGGCGTCCTGGAGCTCCGCTTCGGCGGTCCGGAGGGCGATGCTCTGCTCGTTGGCCGTCTTGATGGAGACGATCCGTCGCTCGATCTCGATCCGATCTTCAGCGACCGCCACCGCGTGGGCCTTCCAGGCCTGTCCCTCCCGGGAGAGCAGCTCGACCCCAGCAACGATCTGGACCAGCCCGAGCTTGCGGGCCTCCTGCTCGCCCTTGAAGGCGGCGGCGGCGAGGGTCGAGTTGATCGTGGTGCCGGCGAGCGCGTCCTGGATCTTGGCCTCGCCGTCGACGACCGCCTGGTCGTCCGAGATCCGCTGCTGCCGGAGAGCGGCGGCCTGGCGCTCGACCACCTGCGCGTCGGAGAGGGCTCGGATGCTCGACCTGATCCCGAGCTCCTCCTCTTTCGTGAGGGTGGTCTTGTCCTTCTTCGCCTTAGCGGTCGCTTCAATGACCGCCTTGTTCTGCTGCTCCAGGATGACCGCCTGCCGGACCGCCTCGTCCCCGATGAGCTGGGCGGCAGCCTGCGCCAGGGTCCCCCGGGCCTCCTCGTTCTTGACGTCGATCTGCTTCTTGATCCAGTCGTGGAAGTTCTCGACGCTCTTGGCGGCCTTTTCCGTGGTCTCGGTCCCGACGCGCTGGGAGGCCGTCTGGAGGTCGAGCTCGGCCTCCAGGGCGGAAACCGCCTTCGTCGAGGTGGTGATCCGGTCGTTGTGGAGCTGGAGACTCTTCGCCAGGTTGTCGACGTCGCTCTTCGCGGCCCGCAGGTTCGCCTGGATTTCTGGCCCATACGCCTTCTTGTAGGAGTCCGACCCGCTCGCGGCGAGGCCGTCCGCGGCGGTCTTGGCGATGTCGAGCCGGCGCTTGGCGGTGTCGAGCAGGCTCTCGAGCTGGCCGGTCTTGGACTTCTCGTTCTCGATCGCCGCCTTCGAGTTCTCCACCAGCGCCCGGGTCTCCCCCTCGAGGGCAGCGGTCGAGCGGTCGCGCGCGATCTTGGCCGCCTCGAGGGCGACCTTGTTGGTGCCGGCGGCCTCGGTGGCCTTGGCGTAGGCGAGGTTGATGGAGTTGAGCTGGCCGAGGAAGTTGTCGGCCCCGGAATCCCGCAGCACGATGGCCGAGTTGTCGGCCGCGCCGGCGCTCACCTTGGCGGGCCCGGTGATGAGACCCACCCCGCTCGCCCCGAGCGCCGCCTTTTTCGAGACCGCGAGGACGTCGTACTGCTTGGTGAGCTTCGACAGGGCGATGGCGTTCTCGTTCGCCGCCGCCACTTCGTTGAGGAACGCCTGGTCCCCTTCCTTGCTGGTGGTGATGAAGTGGTTGAGCACCCCGAGCAGCACCAGGACGGCCGCCGCCGCGGCGCCGAAGGGATTGGCCTCGATCGCCGCCGTCAGGGACTCGATGCTCGCGAGGAGCCCCGTGCTGGAGGCGGCCAGGTCGATCTCGGCAGCCTCGGCGACCGTCAGGGACCCCGCGTAGGCCATCATGCCGGCGGAGAGCCCGGCGGTCTGGGTGATCAGGGCGAACTCGGCCGCGTCGGCCGCCGTGGCGCTCTCGGCGAACGCGAACATCCCGGCGGTCAAGGTGGTCTCGGAGGCCGTGAGGGTGGCGTTGGCGCCGGCCGCCGAGAGGGCGAACGCTGCGTAGGCGCCGAGGACGATCGGCAGGTTGCCCAGCACCAGCCCAAGCGCGTTCGTGATGAGCATCACGACCCGGAAGGCGCCGGCGACCCCGTTGGCCCACGCCTGCAGGTCGCCGCTTTGGACGGCTCCCCGGATCTCCTCGGCGAGTTGGACGAGCTGCGGCAGGAGCCCGGAGACGATCTGGAGGGATGCCTCCTCGACCGCCGCCTTCATCTGCTTGAAGACGAACGCCGGATCGGCCTTGACCAGGGCGTAGGCCTCGTCGGTCGCGTGGCCGATCGAAGCGTTGACCCGGTCCTGGATGCCAACGTACTCCTCGCCCTGACTGGCGGCGGTCGACAGGATGTCGCGCAGCGCCCGGATGTTCGGCACGACCTTGGCGAGCGCGTCGTTGTTGCCGTCGAACCGCTGGACCAGGTCGAGGAGGGCCGCCGCGAGCCCCTTCTGCTGGATCTCGGTCCGGAGCGAAGCCACGGAAAGGCCGACCGTCTTGAGCGCCTCGTTGGCGGACTTGGCCCCCTTGACCTCCAGGGCCGAGAGGATGCCGGAGAGGCCGGTCGCGGCCTCTTGCGCGCTGACGCCGACGCGGGTGAAGGCGGCGATCGACCCGCCGAGATCCCCGAACTTGACCCCCACCGCCGCGGCGACACCGGTTACGCGGGCGAACGCACCGACGAGGCTGTCGACGGTGGTGTTGCCTTCCCTGGCGGTCGCGATGTAGACGTCGAGGGCCTGCTTGGCGGTGAGGGTGCCGGCCCCGTAGGCGGTCATCGCGGCCACGGCGCCGCGGGCGACGGTCGTCTGGTCACCGAGCCCGATCGCGGCCCCCTTGGCGCTCGCAGAGAGGGCATCGAGGGCAGCCTGGCCTCGCAGGCCCGAGGACTCGATGGCGAACGCCGCCTTGGCGTTCTCTGCGGCGCTCTGGCCGGTCTCCAGGGAGATCCCGTGGATCGCCTCCCGGACGCTCTGGACTTCCTGCGCGGAGGCGCCGACTAGCGTGCGGAGGCGGACCAGGGCGCTCTCGAACTCGATCGCCGCGGCGACGGCCTCCTTGAAGCCCTGGATCAGCTCGATGATCCCGCCGTAGACCGCCATGTACTTGAGGGCGGTCCCGATCTCACCGATCGCCCGGGAGAGCATTCCGGCGCCGGAGGAGGCCTTGCCGAGGGTGGCCTCCTGTTCGGCCCGGACCTGCGCCAGGACGGCGCGCTGGTCTTCGAGGGCGATGACCTCCTCGCGGATGGCCGCGGCGCCCTGCTGGTCGATCACCACCAGCCGGCCGCGCTCGTTCATCTCGGCGACGCCGGCGGCGAGGAGCTGCGCCTGGATCTCCAACTGCTGGTTGAGGGTGGCCTCGGCGGCGGCCCCCTGCCGGGCGGCGGCCACCCGGTCGCCGGTCTGGTTGGTGCTGGTGCGGAGCTCGATCAGGACCTGCTGGAGCTTCCTTTCGGCCGCGGTCGCCTGCTCAGCGGCGGCGGTCTCGGCGGCCCGGTCGGCGCGCACCTTCTCCAGGGCGGTCGTGAGTTGTTGCCAAGCGCGGAACTCGTTGAGCACCGCCCCCGCGAGTCCGTCCTCGGCGGTGATCCCCGCCTTGACCAGGGCCTCCATTTCGAGGAGCCCCTGCTTGCGAGTTGCGATCGCGGCTGTACCCTCCCGCTCGGCCTGGATGTCGAGCTGGAGCTCGGCGCTCAACTGCCGCATGGTCTGGATGTAGCTGAGGGCGCTTTCGCTCCCGAGGAGCGTCTCCTTCCCAAGGAGGCCGGCCCCCTCGGCCGCCGTCCTGAGCGAGGCGGCGAGCCCCTCGCTCGCCGACATCAGGGTCTCGGTGGATGTAGCCGCCGAGACCGCGCCGCTCGCGACCGACTCCAGGCCGGTCCCCATGGAACCGAGGGACCCTGCGGACTTCGCGATCGAGGAGTCGGCCGCCGCGACCGAGGAGGCGAGGGTGTCTGTGGACGCCGAGGCGCTCGCCACCGAGACCTGGGCGCGGCTGACGGAAGAAGCGAGGCTGCTGGAGGCGGAAGCGACCGAGGAAACCGAGCCGGCGACACTGCGGGTGGAGATGCCGAGGCGCTCGGCGGTCGCTACTACGCTGTCGAGCCTCGCCTGCAGGCGGTCAGCCTGCTCGCCGGTCTTGACGAGGTCGGACTGGAGGGCCTCGACTCCAGGCTTTGCGGCGCTGGAGTCGAGCCCTACCTTGAGATCGTACTGGGTACCGCCCTCGCTCAACGGCGATCACTCCTCGTCGTCGTAGAGGGCCTCGGATCGCCCCATCCCCAGGAAACGCAGGACGAGGCGAGCGATCATCTGGCCCTCCGGGTCATCCACCCCGTAGGCCGTCAGCATGGCGTTGACGGCGACGGGGTCGTGGAAGCAACCGTTCTGGTCGAGGGCTCCGATCAACTCCTCGTCGATCGTCAGCCACCAGCGCATCTCGGGGGAGATCGGGACGGGGGCGTGCTCTGGTTCGAGCCCTCCCGGCGTCCCGGTCTCAGGATCAATTGGCCGGGTTTCCAGCCGCTTGATGTGGTCGTAGAGGTCCTTGTCCTTCGACCTCAGTCGGCCCAGTCGAATTCGCCGGGCCGCCCAAACTCGTAGGCTTCCCCCAGCTTGTAGATCTCCTCCTCCTTCACGCGCTGCAGCGCCTTGGAGGTCTGGAAGAGCTGGGTCAGCATGGTGATCGACGTCTCGAGCATGGGCGACAGGATCGTGCGCAGCTTCTCGGCGTTGCGGGCGCGGTCCTCCGACGAGCTCTTCTTCGGCAGGCGCTCGAAGTTGATGAGGATGAACCCGCCCTCCACCTCGTCGACCTTCAGCCCGTAGTCGCGGGCCTTCTGGAGCGCGCGGCGGCCCCCCTCGATCTGGGCGAGGATGTCCGGGTCCTGGCTCTCGACGCCGGGCTGGCCGACGTTGACCTGGCCCTCGATCTCGGTGATCGCCATCGTCACCGCGGCCCGCGTGATGCCGATCTGCTCCTCCGCCGGGATGTCGTCGTTGTCGTTGAGGCCGAGACGCACACGGACCGCCCGCTCGGCAGCCTCGCGCTTCGCCACGACCGCGCCGACGTGGAAGGGGCGCAGGCGCACCTTCAGGCCGCCGAAGCGGGGCCCCAGGTTGCACCAGATCCCGAGGCCGAACTGCTTCTGGACGGCCTCGTGGACCACGAAGTTGAAATAGCGGGCGACGGGCCGCTTGCCGAGATCCTCGGCGGGCACGGCAGTCTCCGGGGTCCCGCCGTCGGGCCGCGCCCCGTCGCTGGGGTTGGGGGTCGTGGTGTCGGTGGTGAAATCCATTCGTTCTCTCCTTTGGCAAAAAAGCGGGGGGGACGACCAGCCCGGGAAGCTGGCCGCCTCCCCCGGAAAACCACCACCGGAAGAAGGCGATCAGGCCCGGCCCCGGGCTGGCTCCTTGGGTCCCGCGTCGATTACGTGCCGCTGGCGCTGAAGCGCTGCCAGATGAAAGTCCGAGCCGTGTTCGGCCCGAGCTGCGTCTTGAAGTTGATCGAGTTGTCCGTCCGGCTGTTCTTCGCGCCCGGCTTCGGGGCATTGGGCTCGAAGAGAGCCAGCGGGTGACGACCCCAGTAGAAGTTCCCGGCCGGGTCGATGATCTTGAAGTCGATCGGAACCCGGTTGCCGTTGCGTCCGAGGGTCACCAGGACGGCCGAGAGGGCCTTCTTGTGGTAGACCTTGAGGCTTCCCGTGTAGTCGATGTCGCCGACCGTGATCCCGGGGCGGAACCGGCTGCCCGAGGTGTCGTCGATACCGGAGGCGTTGCCGTTGCCGTTGGTGTCGAAGGACGTCAGGTTGTCCCCGGAGAGGACCGTGATGCCGCCGATCGCGAAGTAGGCGAGGTCCTCGCCGGCCGTCATCACGTCGTTGCCGAGGTAGGGGTTGGGGGTCTCGCCGCTCCCCACGCTGGCGCTCGCCTCGTCGTTGTAGTCGAGGGCGTCGTAGCTGAAGGAGAGGTCGATGTTCGCTTTTCCGGTGATCCCGAGCTTCATCGACTTCGACGTGCAGCCCTTCACCAGGAAGAAGTCACCGCCCGGCTGGTCGGTGTGGGAGAACTCGAAGTTGGTGGAGCGGATGTTCTGGATGCCCCGGTTCTTCAGCCACCGGCCGAGACGGATCGTTCCGCTCTTGCCGGTCTCCGTGACGAGCTGCTCCCGGAACGCGCCCGCCAGCGCCGAGGCGTATGCCGGGATGATGTCGATCTGGCTGCCGTCGGACTTGACGTCCTTGATCGCCCGGGGCCACTTGTTGGCGGCGTTGATCGCCGCTCCGGAGACCTCCATCATCAGGCCGTGGTAGTCGCCAGTCGTATAGAGACTGGTGAAGGTCCCGCCGGTGGCCGTGATGACCGGGCCGGTCGTGCCGTCGACGTGAGTGCCGGCCTGGTTGAACCCGAAGCTGCCGGCGATCGTGACCTCGCTGACCGGCCACGAATCGCGCATGAAGTCCTCGAACTCCTTGTCGTTCAGGCCGAACACCAGTTGCGACGGGAAGTCGACCATCGCCGCCCGCAGGCCGGGACGGACCGACTGCACACCGCCCGAGCCCGTGTTGATCCCGGAGGTGTTGGTGTTGCCGGAGGGCGCCCACGTCGGGGCGGTTCCATAGGTCCGGTACCGCGCCCCGCCGACGACGGTTCCGGGGGTGACCTCGTCTTCGCGGGTCACCGTGACTAGATCGTTCTGGGAGAACCTGCCTCCACTCATGGTAGGGCGACCTCCTGGGCGCCAGCGTGCGGTCTGCGGACTCGGATCTGGACCTGGACCGTCAGGTAGGACCGTCTCCAGGTGCCGTCGTCGGCCCCCTCGCGCTTGACCGTGGGGAACCGGGCGTGGTTGCGGATCGAGAGGACGTCGGTCCCCTCGGGATAGATGGCGAGCCCCTTGAAGAGGCTCTCGATCTCGAAGCGCCGGAGCTCGGCCGTGGTGGTGGTATCCGACGCCTTCGAGGGGAGCAGAACGATGAAATCGAGAGCGACCTGGATGAACTCGCCCGAGACGATCCGTTCCGATCCAGGGGGCCCTTCCGAGGTGGCGGTCAGCCCGTCGTCGGCGCGGGCCAGCTCGCGGAACCGCAGGACGACGTAGCCGACTGTCGAGCGGACCTGGTCGACCGTCCAGGGGGCGACATCCTCCGCGTTCTCAGCGTCGAAGGAGACCTCGCCCGGGAGCGCCACCGGGCAGTCGAGCCAGGCCTCCAGGAAGTAGGTGGCGAGGAGACGCCGATAGACGGTCTCCGGGGGGATCGGCGCGCCAGACACCGAATAGACCGGGAAGTAGGCGTAGGAGGAAGCTCCCGCGTCGACCAGCAGCGACAGGTAGAGCCGCCGCGAGCCGGTCGGGACCGTCAGGGAGATGGGAGCGCCCGGCGCGAGCGCGGTCCGCGCCAGGACATCGCAGTCGCCCGCCGAGGTGCCGGCCAGCGCGATCGCCCCGATGGTGCCGACCGGCGCCGTCCAGGAGAACATCGCCGGGCCCACGGGCACCGAAGAGCCCGGAACCGGTACCAGCGCGACGTCAGGCCGCATTCTGCAGGTACCTCCAGTGCGCCATCCGCGCCACGGCCACGTCGATCCCCAGGTGGACCCACCCATCGGGGGCCTGCTCGGACCCGATGGGGCGGCCATTCTTGTCGACCGTGCGACCCTTCTCGATGATGTTGGCGTAGGGCGCCGTCCACCGTTCCCAGAGGGTGTCGCCGATCTGGAAGCCGCCGAGCTGTACGGCGCGGCGGACATCGGCCTCGGTGGTCAGCGGGAAGGGGCCGCCGTGCTGGCGCGGATTGCTGATCCCCTCGTCGGCGTTCGGGACGCCGACGGAGATCTCGAGGCTCCCCCGCAGGTTGCCGGTGTCGATCGGAGCGGGCGGCGCGCCGTCCATCCCGAGGTTGTTGGCGTTGACGATCTCGACCCCGAGCTGGATGGTCCCTGCGAGGACGAAATTCTCGACGCTCGAGGCGGCGCGCAGCATGATCTCCTGGTTGGTGTTACCCACGGGTCACCGTCCCTTCCCAGGACGTCGAATCGTCCCCGAGGGTGATGTCGGTGATCGAACACCAGGCGCCGTCGAGGAGCACCTTGAAGTCGGAGGAGAGGCCGCCGAAGGGGACGAACGGCTCGTATTCGACCTCGATCCGCTCCTCCCGCGCCCAGAGCCCGTCGGCCTTGCGGCGGGTCTCCATGTTGACGGAGGCCCGCGCCGGGACAGGATCGCCAGCCGCAGACCACTCCTCGATCCCCGCCTTCTTGTCTTTGACGGCGGTGAAGCGCTGGAAGGTCGTCAGCTCCCCCAGATGGAAGAGCATGCGGCCCGCCGAGGCGCGGAAGCGGGAGAGCGCGGGCGAATTCATAGCTGGGGAATGACGAAGGAGATCTTCGACCAGGCCTCGGAATGATTGGCGGCCAAAGAGCCCGGATTTACGCCCTGGCGATAGGTGATAGACCCCCGACGCGACGACTCGCTCGCGATGTTGAGTGGGGTCTTTGCGACCTGCATGAACGTGCCGGCGATGATCTCCGCGGCGAGGAGGAAGATGCCCTGGCGATAGATCAGCGGACGCTCGTTCTCCTCCATCAGCCGTCCGGAGGAGTCGTAGGCTCCAACGCCAGGGAAGAGAAGGGCCTGCGTGGGCTCGAAGTGAACGAGACGCACATGCTGGCGAATGGCATCCTCGGCGGCGTCCGTCGCTCGGACGAGCGCCGCCTTCTGGACATCCTCATCCGCCAGGCCGAAGGCGGTCAGCCCTCGCCGGTCGAGCCAGGCCTTCGCCGCGTCCACGTTGTCGTAGACGATGGCGGTGGACCGCCCGGTCCCGTCCTCTACCTCCTCTGGAGCAAAGCCGGCCATGACGTCCCTTAGCTGGTCGGCGCCGTGAACTGCTCGTAGAAGACCGTGCAGCGGATCGCGCCGGCGCCGGGGGTTCCGGTCGTCGTGATCACCAGCGGCGCCGCGGCGGCCTGGGTGGGACCCGCAGCCGTGGTGGTGACGTTCCCCGCCATGTGGGCGAGCCCCACCACGGTGGTGCCCGCCGTCATCGTCGAGTTGGAAGCGGAGAAGCGAGCCGCGGTCGTGCCGTCCCCCACCTGCCAGGCGGTCGCCGTCGTGATCGTGGTGGTGACGCGGCAGACCACCGCCTTGATCAGGGAGTTGGCCGGCAGGAGGTTCCCGGAGCTCGTGGTGGTGGTGCCGGAGGTCGAGAGGGTGATCAGCTCCGTCGAGTAGCTGCGCGTGTCGGCCGCCCCGTTGGTAGCCGCGAGCGTGCTGGTCAGGGCGGAAACCCAGGCGCCGGAATGCCAGACCCAGATCGCCCCCGTGTCGGTGGCCTCCCGGATCTCTCCCTCGTGGCGGCCCGGGGTGGACGAGAAGGCCGACGTCGCGATCGGCTCCCTGAAGGTGGTGTTGCCGAAGCAGAGCGGCGCGAGGCCGCAGACCTGGGCCGCGGCCGGCGCGGCGGTCAGGATCAGGAAGAAGGCGAGCACCAGGCCCGCAGCTCGAACGTGGGTCTTCATCTGGTCAGGCTCCCGTAGTAGGGGTCGGGGTTTCGGTGACCACTTCGTCGGCGACGGTGGCCGGTTCGTTCGCCGTCGTCTCGGCGCCACCGGCCTCGGCCGGCTCCGTGGTCTTCGACAGCGGCTCGACGACAGGCGTGACGGGGACCGGGGTCGGCGTCGACGCATCGGGCTCGAACTGCTCGCCCTCAAGCGCGGCGACGAACGCCTCACCGGTCTCGATCTGAGAGAGGGTCCACTGGGCGGCGAGAACCGCGCGCAGCAGCCCCTCGACCGCGGCCTGGGGCGGCGGCTTGATGGCGGTGAAGCGCTGGAGCGAGCCGCCGAGGGCGGAATAGACCGTCCCGCCGGCGTCGACCACCGGCAGGCCGGCAATCAGGGCCGCAAGGCCGAGGGGACTGGAGTGGGTGACGGTCAGCCAGGAGCGGTCGAAGGCCTCCGTCGCCGAGGAGCCGGCGGGCAGGATCTCGTCGACTTCCTCGGTGCCCCGGGAGTCGTCCTCCGCCGCCGGCAGGTAGACGATCCGCGAGTCGCAGACCCGGCGAAGGGTGGAGACGGTCTCGTCGAACCACTCGGCGAGCTCCACGCGGGTCACGGTGGCGGAGGCCGGCTGGCCGAGGACCAGAACGACCTGCGCCTTGACCCGCTTCTTCACCGCGACCTCGATGCCGAGAGCCTCGAGGCGCTCGGCGCTGTCCGGGGCCTCGGCGGCCGGGAGCCAGCCGGGGAGATCCCCCCGGACCACGAGGCGACGACCCTCCTCGTGGAGGAGCGGCTCGCCGATCTGGAGGACAGGAACCTCAGCCTCACCGTAGTGCTGGGCGATCTCCGCCAGCTTCCCCCTCGTCCCGCAGGTCACGATGGCGTCGAAGCCGCCGGCGACGTTCCCCGCGGAGAAGGTGGCATGGTAGAGGTGCTCCGGCCGGTGACCGATGGTCTCCAGACCCTCCAGGACGGCCGCCACGAGGGCGCTACCGTTGGGTCCGTAGACCCCGATCTTTAGCCTTTGCATTTCCTGTCCCTCCTCTTGGTTTCCCGGGTTCCGCTTACGTGCTCCGGATGATCACGCCGGGCCCGAGCTTCGAGCTGGTCACCGCCTGGGTCCAGTTGCCGGCGGTGGCGAGGCCTGAGGAGTCGGGGTTGTCGGTCGCGGAGGAGTAGCTCATCCCCTTGACCTTGAGGGTGTAGGCCCAGTTCACCTGCAGGCGCCAGGTGATGTTGGCGGGGGCCGCGGCGACGGCGCCGGTGACGGGCCCAAAGACCCGGGCCTCGGGCTCGGTGTCCTCCACGTGGACCGCATCCGGGACGAGGCCCATCGTCAGGTAGTTGTCCGGGTTCGGGGTGGCGTCGAACAGGCTGGGGTCGTCCGTGACGACCGGCACCCGGCCGCCCGTCCGCGTGGTGCCCTCGTAGATGGCGAGCTGGCCGGCGGCGAAGTTCTGGTTGACGATCGCGTCGCCGATCAGGTCGTGCCAGGGCTTGGAGTGCATGAAAAGGGAGACGATGCTGCTGCTGTGGTCGCCCAGCTTCGCGTACCCCGAGTTGAGGGCCGGGTGGTTGAGGGTCGGCGTGGCCGCGCCCGAGATGTCGAGGGTGACGGCAGAGCCGATGGCGCCGAACGCGCCGATGAGGGCGGCCAGGGCGGTGTTGAGCATGTCCTTCGCCTTGAACTCGCCGAACTGGATGCCGGCGAGGCGCTGCCCCTCCTCGGTCCCGAGACCCAGGTCCAGGAAGTCCTGGTTGGTCCAGTCGTGGACGAACGAGCGGTAGACCTTGATGTCGGTGTACCCGACGTTCGAGAACAGCGCGGGGGTCACCGTGCCGGCCGAAGACGGGTCGCGGCGGGTGACCGGGGAAGAACCGGGGGCCGTGAAGAAGGTCGACTTCCGCCGGCGGCCGACAGCCGAGCCGCCGACCAGCCGGATGGCCCCACCGCCCGTGGCGTCGAAGCCAGTGATGATCTGGGACTGCCCCTCGTAGGAGCCGCCGCCGAACTGCTCGTCATAGAACACGAAGCCGGAGGGGCTCGCGCCGCGCGGGCGGGGAGAGCTCAGGTTCAGGCGGGCCGGCCACCGGCCGTTGCCACGGGAAAGCTGCTTCTGCATACGGGTCTCCATCTGTCGATTCCTCCCCGGGCGCTCGCCGGCGACCGGTCGTTTGGGGTTTAAGCCGCCCGCCGGCCCGTCGCCGCCTGGGCGCGCTCGAGCAGGTCGTCGTCGACCATCTTCTGGGCGGCCTTCGCATCGGTCCGCCACATCTCGCTCTTCTGCTTGTCGTCGAGTTGGGACCACTTGCGCCCCGCGTTGGGGTTCGTGGTGTTGACCGTCTCCGTCCCGCTACCCTGGCCCGCCGAGCGGAACAGGTACGAGAGCTTCGCGAGCGGCCCCTTGCCCTGGCGGGTGAGGAGCATCAGCTCCGCCGGGGTCATCATCCCGTCGGGGCTCGGGAGGACGCCGGTGGTGGGGAGCAGCGTGCCGTTGACGACGATCCGGGCCACCTGGCCCTCGATGCCGTCGACGGTGCGGGGCTCAATGATGCTCTGCATCGCCGAGACGAGCTGGTCCCACGCACCCGGGTGGACGACCTGTGCGCTCTCCGGGATCGTGGCCAGAACGAGCTGGGCCTCCGTCCAGGCGCGCCGGTTGGCCTGCTTGAGATTCTCGATCTCCGTCGTGGCCGCCGTGAGCTTGTCCTCGCGGTCCTTGAGAACCAGCTTGTGCTCCTCCTCGAAGACCTTGTGCTTGGCCTGGGCGGCGGAGTCGACGTCGGCCTGGTACTTTTCGGGCTCCACGCCGTGCTCTCCCGCCTTGGTCTTGGTGCGGACGCCTTCCAGTTCAGCTTTCAGGCGGTCCCGCTCCTCGGCCGCGGCCTTCTTCTCGGCGAGGATCTGTTCCTTGTTGGCGAGGATCTTGGCCTTCTCATCCTCCGCCGTGGTCCGGGCTGCCGTAACCGCCGCGGTGATCAGCGCCTGCACCGCCGGGTTCGACGCGTCGATCACAGGCGTCGAAGGCTCGGCCGGGGGCTGCTGCTCACCCTCACCGCGAGGAAAGGGGAGCGTGAAAGACGGCCACTGGCCGGGCTTTCGGGAAACCGGATGGACGGGGCGATCGGCTAGGGTCCTGTTCAACATCTGCACACCTCCTGTAGCCGGCACAGCCGACCTACAGATCCGGGGGACCGCGTCAGGAGCACCGCTCCTCCTCCCCCCTGGGTCACCAATTGCTGCCGGCCACAAGGCCGACGGTCGTTGTTCCGGTGGGAGATTCGCGAGGTCGCCCACCACTGAGATGAATTTCCCCAAGAATCCACTGCCCCGGGCGGCGAGACAACCGCGAAAACGAGAGTTGATGTACTCTTTTGTCCCAGACATGGAGAAAAGATCCTCGGGGAGGAAGTTGGAGCGGTCCAAGAGGGCAGCCCTGTCAGAGGCGCTCGCGAATGCGCGTGCCGCAAAGGGTTGGTCCCAGGACCGTGTCGCCGAGGAGGCAACGTCTGCTCTCCGGCTGGCCGCCATCAATGAGCCCGAAGCCTCGGTCGAGGAACGGGAGATGTGGGCCAGCATCGAAGTGACCCGGCACCACGTCTTCAAGGTGGAGAACTCGCCCGCCAACCCGATCAGCACCCTCGAGCGCCGGGCCCGGCTCCTCGGGCTGACGTTGGCGCTCGGGGTCGACCGCAGCCTGATCAACCGGCTTGCCGGGGGGCTCTGAAGATGGGATGGCGGATTCTCTGGCTATGGCATTTCTTCGTCTCCTGCATCGATCGGGAAGGACAGCCGCGGGCGTGGGCCAGCGGCGCTTCTCAGGGCGGGAGGAGGCTCTTCTGGATCTGCGAATGCGGAAGATCCCATGAAGGTGCTCCCCCAGCCTGGCCAGAACGGCTGGGGTCCCCTTCCTCGTGAGCGTCCGAGCACGCGTCCGGTGGTGGAAGACCGGGCACGTCCGGCGCCGGCCATGGTGGGCCTGGCGCGCCGAATACCTGCGCAGGGAAATCGGATGAAGCCCGTCAACCAGACGCTCCACGGGGAGGTCGGGAACTGCTTCGCTGCCTGCCTGGCGTCCCTCCTAGAGCTCCCCATCTCCGAGGTCCCCAACCTGGCCGTGGACGGCCTGCCGCCCTTCGATCCTGACGATCATCTCCGGTGGGCAAGGGCCTTCTACCAGAACGTCAACCGCTGGCTGGAGCCCCGGGGCCTTTTCTATTTCGAGGTCGGTTCACACGGCGGGGTCCCCCAAGAGATCTGGGAGGCGATTCCACCGGACGGCTACTGGATCGGGATTGATCCAGAATATGGGCCTCATGGGCACGCCGTTGTAATGCAGGGCCGGGAGATGGTCCACGATCCGCACCCCAGCCGGGCCGGGGTTCGGGAAATCTGGTCGGTTGGGCTCTTGATCCCTTTGGACCCGGCGAGAACTCGGGCTTGAGCCTGGAAGCGCCGACGCTGGTCCGCCGCCCTCGCCTTCCCGGCCTCCCCAAGGGCTGGCACACGAAGATCTCGATCCACCCGTGGAAGATCCCGAAGCCATTTCTTCCGAAAGGCCACCAGCCGGAGGTCTTCCTCGTGGTGCGGGTCTACGATGACCCGGAGGCCATGTATAGAGCCTTCCGCAAGCTCTCGAAGAAATGGAGCAGAAAATCCGGCCGCGATGACTTCGCGGGGGCCGTGATCCCGACGCCGCGCCGGCGATCCGGACGCCTTCTCCATCAAAAAGCCGTTCGCGGAAGTCTTTCTCCTCCGGTCGGCATTGTGCTCGGAGGTCATCGCCCACGAGAGCGTCCACGCGGCCACCGCTTACCTGCGGGGTCTCCGCTGGGTGCGCGGGAAGGGGATCGAGCTCTCCGTCGGGCCCTGCGGTGGTTTTCCGCGCGAGGAGAGAGTCGCCTACCTGGCGGGGCAGTTCGCCGGCGCAATCCAGTCCGCGCTGGTAGAGGCTCGGGTGTGGAGCGGCCGGCCATAGAGGAGAGGCGTATACTCTGGCCCGTCGACCCCAAGGAGATCGCGATGAAGAAGAAGCCGCTGTTCGGGGGCAAGAAAGCCGCCCCCTTCGGGAAGGGTGGTGGCCGGAAAGGGAGTCACCCCAACACGGCCAAGGGGACGCCGCGAAAGAGCAAGGCCAAGAAGTAGGTCAGCAAGCCGCCCTCGTCAGACCACGAGGGTTTCCCAGCAGCGTCAGCCATAGTCCAGGCTTGGCGGGTGCTGGACCTTCATGATCTGGAACAACGCCTCGAGCGGGATCGGTCCGACCGCGGCCTGCGCCCGGTGAAGCGGCCGGACACGTCCATCGCCCTGTGTCCTCCAGACCTTCTTCGCCGTCGGAGGAATGCTTCCTGTCTTCTTCGCCTCGAGCCAGCTCTGATGCCGGCCGAAAGAAACCGATTCGATGAGCCCGCGGTCGGCAATGGCCTGCGCCCGCAACGCCTTCCCGGCAGCCGCTCGTTCAGCGACGCCGGCTGATACCTGCTCTGGAGTCAAAGAGCTCGCAGAGGCTCCAGCCCGCCAAGCTTCGACGCGGGCCGCCTGCTTCGGGGTGAGCCCGATGACAGAACGGATTTCTTCCCGCAGTCGGCGCAGCGTCTTGAGGCTTTGATTTCCGACATACTCCTGGGCCGCTCGGCCGATCGACTGGCGGATGCCCGCCCTGGTCACGGCGTCTATCCCCTCGGCCAGGTCAACCGCCAATTGCCGGCCGAACTCCGAGGCGAGCTCCCCGACCCTGGCGCTGAGGGCTGGTGCTGCTGCAGAAGGAAGAAGGGCGATTCCCTGTTCGAGTCCGGTCTCGACGAGGCTGTGTTCCACCGCCGAGAGCGCCGCTTCGAGACGGGAGCGGGCTGCGATCCATTGCGGGCTGTTCGTGAGGGGGTTGGGGGAACCCGTCTTAATCCCTGCGTCAATCCGGGCCGCTTTGACGTCCGCCTCGAGGCTGGAGGTGTAGTCCTCGATCGCCGCTGCCAGGGTGGTCAGCTCATCCTCCAGGCCGGCGTAGGGGTCCTCCTCGACGGCGGACATTCAACTCACGTCCCGATGAAGGATTGAGTCCTGGCCAGCGCCGAGTTGTCCGCCGCGGCAGCAGGATCAGCACCCCCCGGGCCACCCAAGGCCGCCCTGTTGGCGGCGTCCCACGCCAGCTCCGAGGCAACGTCGAACGTCTGCTGGTCCACGTCGCCGGCGCGCTTCGCCTCGGCCCAGTAGTTCTTCGGGCTCATCTTGTCGGCCACGAAGAGGGCATGGAGCCTCTCCATCCCGGTGTTGGGCAGGCCGAAATCGTGAGGGATCGAGACGGCGCCCCGCTTGGGGAGCCCTCCCAAGAGCGCCATGAGGTCGAGAATCCTCTTCCAGGCCTGCTCTTGAAAGATCACCCACATCTCCAGCGCGGAGGAGGCCTGCACCCCCTGGAGGGTGATCTCGCGGGCGGTGACGGGCCCCGTGGGGCGTTCGACCTGGATCTGGTGGTGAGCCTTCTCGATGAGGGCGATCTTCCACTCGACGACTTCCATCACGGACTTCAGCGCCGTCCCCTGCATCTCGGCGATCGTCAGCGTTGCAGCCGCCTCCGTGGAGACGAAGAACCGAGTTCCCCTGGTATCCGGCAGCAGCGGCTTCTTCGTAACAGGATCGAGCCCGACACCGCTCTGGTGGACGAACGCGATCGTCGCTTCCCGGGCCAGGTTGAGCAACTCGCTGTTGTGGTTCCAGATCGTGTTCTGGGTCCACGCCGTGTCGAGGAAGGGACAGTGGCCGCGGTAGGGTCCCTTGCGGTCGGTGTAGTGGGGAACCAGCGGGATATCGAGGAGCTCATCCAAGGGGTTGTCGGGGAGGATGAAGCCGCGCTTGGTCGTGTCCTCAACCCACTCCCCCTTCGAATTCTTGACGTAGAGTTGGGTCCTGACCTTCCGTTCGTCGCTCCCCTTCTCGGCATCTGGATTACCGGCCGTCACCACCTTGCAGGCGGGCGTCGCGTCGTCCACCCAGGCGTCGGGGTCCGCAACGTCGACGGTCGTGATCGGCTGGTCGAGAACGATCTGCTTCAGGCGCGGGACTCCGTTGCGGGTCTCGAGCGTGATGCGCCGAACATGACAGCGCCGGAATTTCGTGACCCGCGGTTGCGCCCCTGCTGCTCGCCGGCTTGCGGGATCGGGAAACTGCCGGGGGTCGTTGTCGACGAAAGAGAACACGACCCCCTCAAAGAGCGCGTCGGCGAAGGTCTCGGCGGCGTACTCGTCCAGGTTCTGCCCCTCGGCCGTCAGGGTATCGACCCACCCAGGCGTCCGATGCACCAGCTCCCCAGAGGGTCCCATCTCGGACTTGCCGGCAAGCTCCTCGTCGTAGCCGGCGATGGTGATCCGGGAGCGGAAGGGGAGGCGAGCCGTCGATCGGATCGACTCGGCCCAGGGGTTCGGCATGTCCGAGCGGTTGACCCGGCGGAAGTAGAGGGTGTCGGTGAGCCCTGATACGGCAGAGGCGGAGCTCACGGCGCCAGCCGTCGCCGATGGGCCTCCGCCGACCGTGATCACTTCCATCTCGCCCGGGTTCGGCCACATGAAGCGGAAGCCGCGGGCGTGCTCCCGCATAGCGGTTACGCCCTCCCTCAACGCCACGGCGAGGAGGTGCGCCTCTTCGTCCTTCCGAATCCAATCGCTCTGTTCATCGACACGGCGACGGACCGGACCGTCGGCAGCCTTTGGAGTTTTCACGATGGGTGAATGGTATCACCACCCCGGAGGACGCGGCATGGCGGCCGACTGCGCAGGGGGAGGGGGCTCCTCATAGACCTCCTCGTAGGCGTCGACCGTCGCGTCGACGTCGTCGTCGATGCGCCCCTCGTCCCCGGTGAACGACTGCAGGATCTGGAGCCAGAACGTCCACCAGTCGCCAGCGAAGAGGGCTCCCTTCGCCGCGATCTCCCTGAGCTCCGGGTGGGCCGAGACCTTCTCGCTCCAGTTTTCGACCAGGTGGGAGATGGCCGGTTCCCAGGAGGCGCCGACGAACTGGATGCCCCCGGGGATGTCCGGCGCCGGCGGTTGGGCCCTGCTCCGGAAGGCGTCGGCGCGCGCGGCCTTCGCCGACAGGGTCGCCGTCGCCGCCCGGCGTGGGCGCTTGCAGATGATCTCCGGGACCGGCATCCCTACCCAGCCCGCCACCTCCCGGAGATAGCGGACGATCTCATCCGCCCACCCCTCGCCGCCGGTGGCGGGGTCGATCGGGATGCGGATCTTGACCCCCGGGCCATCGAGCAGCATCGCCGCGGCGATGAGTTGCTTCACGCCACGCGGAGCGAACTGGCCCCGGACGACGTGGCGGAGAATGATGTCGCCGCCAGCCTTCGTTCGACCCATCTTCGAGCCGACCGTGAAGTCGCCGCCGCCCTCGGTCGAGGCGAGGTCCCAGGCCCGGACGCAGATCTCGTAGATGTCCTCGTTCGCTACGAGCCCGGCGATCGCGGGGTCCCGGTCGAGGCGGACGAACCACTCCGACTCGAAGTTGCCGCCGCGCTCGACGCCCTTCGGATTCTGCTGGCACTCGCAGGCCGCGATGATCGGCCCCCGGATCTTGAAGACGACCCGCCATGCGTCGGCGCTCCGGCGCTCTGGCCAGAGCGGGGTCCCCGGCTCGGTCCGGAAGTCCGGCAGGATCTCGAAGAGGGGATACATCTCCCGGTAGCCGTCGAGCACGGCCGGGTCATAGACCGCGGAGAGGGCGAGGATGCCCCACTTCTCATCGGCCGTGGGGTTTTCGGCGAGGGCGGCGTGGCTGAGGCCCATGGCGTAGCCGATGAGGTCGCCTTTGTCCCAGCGCGTGACCGTCGCGCAGAGCTTCTGGCGGCGCATCTCGGCGGCGAACATCGACTCGCGGGCGCGGAGGACGCTGCCGTAGCGGGTCCGTTTCTTCTCCTGGGCACTCTTGTTGACGGCGTCCGCCCAGTCCTGATCCGGATCGTCGGGGAAGACCCAGGAGGCCGGGTTTCCTGTCTGGCCAGCAGCCATGCCGGCCGACCAGCAGCCGCCTCCTGCCTTCGTCTTCCACTCCTGGACCGCCTGGCGGCCGGGCTCGAACTCGCCACCGGACTTCTTGAAGTTGGCCCGGGCGTCCGCGCTCCTCTTGTTCGCGATCTTGGTGTTGTAGGAGACGATCGAGCACCAGTCGCTGGGGAACCGGTGGAGGATGTAGGGGACGGCATGACGCGGGCCGGCCTCGGTCTTGCCGTGCTGGGACGGGATAAAGATCGCGAGGTGATCGAAGGCGCCGTCGATCCAGCGGTCGACGGCGCCGACGATCGAGGGGGTGTGGGGGGCCCAGATGAACTTCCCGCCGAAGTGGCGCTCCAGCCACTCCCGGTAGGATGGGAAGGCCGGGCGCTTGATCAGCTCGGGGTCGAGATCTTTCGGGTCGAGAAGGAAGACGCGGCGGCCAGAGCTGCCGTTGACGCTCCAGTGTCGAGACACCCAGCCGGGCTCCAAGGCCGATCGAGCAGCAGCGACGACCCTCCGGAGTGGGTGAGGGCTTGCGAGAGTCGCGTCGCGGAGGAGAGTGAAGACGTGCTCCGAGACGTCCTCGGCCTGGTCGACGAGCAGCACGTCGGGGCGGCGGTCGAGCGCCTTGAGAGCTTCCGACTCCCGGTTGCAGCCGATCCAACGGATTGAGGAACCATTCCTGAACCGGATCTCGCCTTGAAGAGCCTCGGCGAAGCCGTGGGACTGCATCTCCCGGACCATCGAGAGAAGGCCGTCCTGGCCGCCGACGTGGTCGCGGTAGACGTCCGTCTCATCTTTCTGGAGGATCAGGACCGAGGTCCCGTCTCGGGATGTACAGGCCCGGAGCGCCATGGCGCGCAGCAGGTACGACGCTCCGGCCGGGACACCGCGGGCGGCGCTCGACAGGAGGAGCTCCGGAACACCATCGAGGCGGAGTGCCTCGAACTGCCCGCGGAACAGGCGGAAGATCGATCTTGGACGGGCCACGTTTGTTTCAAATGGTACGCGATCAGCTTGGAACTTCTAACCTGCCGCGAGTAGAATCCACGCCTGGAGCCCCCTGGGGCCGGATCGGTCACGTTGACACGTGGTTGAAGCGATGGTGGTGGGGGGCTTCTTTCGATAGCGGGATGGCGCAGCCTGGTAGCGCGGCGGACTCATAATCCGCAGGTCGCGGGTTCAAGTCCCGCTCCCGCAACCAGTTCTTTTCCGATACACCCGCGTGCACCGCGGCCCGGGCCTCCTCCTTCTAGCCGAGGCGGGGGTCTTGGCCGCCGGTCAAGTCATGCCAGTCCCGGGGCAGTGTGGAGGGTGAACCTGGGGCCGAAGCGAGCCGATGCCTGCTGGAGAAGGCGGCTCGCGGGTGATGGTGGGACTCCACGGCCGGCACTTCATGCGTAGGGCCCCCGGGGCTGTTCTCCAGCAGCTCCGGGGCTTTCCAGCTACCGTTTCCACAACCTCGACAGCAGCCAGCGGATGATCCCCAGGCTCCGACGACCCTGGTGGCGGCGATGGCTGCGCAGCCAGACCCGGCGCCGGCTCCCTCTTCGAGCCGCCATCCTCCACCACCGGGAGACCGTGTCCGCTTTCATCGCGCCCATCGCCCCAGGTGCGCGCGCCTTCAGTTCGACAGCTCGTCTTCGTCGACGTCTGCCACGGTAGCCGGGGGAGAGGGTGCAGCACCACCACCGAGGGCGGTGTCGATCGCCGCCTCGATGGTGGCGATAAGCCGCTCTTTGGCGGCTTGCTCCGCAGTTGGAAGCCGTTGACCACGTCCATAGCCATCCGGACGAGATCCTCGGCGGCTTGCTGGCGTTCCACGGTCGGTTCGAGAGACGGCTTGCCGATCCTCCACCCGGTCCGGGTCATCCAGGTCGTGCAGCCGTCGGAGACCGCGCGCAGCGCGTCCATGGCGTCGAGCACGATCTGCGTGAGGGCCCCGGCCTTGGCGACCAGCGGCAGCCTCGCGGTCTCGGACTCGTCGAGCGCCTGGCAGAGGACCTCGCCCCATTCCTTCACCCAGTCCTCGGGGTCTAGGACGTTGAGATCCTCTCTCGGGCGCGCCTCGCCGTTACGCTGCTGGCGCCCTGTTGTGGCGCAGCGGCCCCGGCCAGAGGCGGGATCAGCGACCAGCCGGCACGCTTGAGCACGTCGACGATCGAGGAGGAGGCCGAGACCCGCCGTTGTAGGCGACCATCCGGCGAATAGAGGACGATCTTCTTTTTATTCAGCATTTTCCTCTCCATTCTCCCGCGGCGTGAATTCCGCCTCGAGGAACACCACCTCCATGCTTCGCGCCTTCCCTTCCTCCACAACGGCGCCGGGCAGGCGCAGATACTCCCGGATCTGGTTGGCCTTCTGCTGGACCCGCTGCGCCCGGATGCGGTCGAGCGCCGCCACCTCGCTGGTGACGGGGAGGTGGTCGGCTCGATCGAGGAGGGCGATCTCGCGCCCCAGCAGGCCCAGGACCGCCTCCTGCGCCTGAGCGGGGTCCTGGAGCTTCGTGAGGAGCTGAGCGAAGGTCTCGTCCCCCTCGGCCGCCGGCAGCATGTCGCGGCCGAACTTCACCATCCGCTGTTCCGCCCGCAGCTTCAGCCGGAGCTTGGCGTTCTCCTGCACCCGGCCCCAGAGCTCGGCGCGTCCGGCGGCTTCGTCCTGGCGGTAGGAGAGGATCTGGGTGGGCTGCGGAGGGCCACCGTTCGCCGCGCTGCCGCGGGTCACCGACTTGCGCACCACCCGGGAGCGGGCCAGGTCCTCGAGGATCATCTCGTCCATCTGGTAGGTCCAGGAGATCTCCTCCTGAATCGAGGCGAGCTGCTCGTCGAGGAAGGCGGCGCCGTTGGCGAGGGACCCCTGGCGCAGATCGTTCCAGACGACCCGCATGTCCCCCCGCACCGTCTGGACGCTGAGGCGGGCCGCTTCCGCCGCGGCGTCGGCCTCGGAAGCCGAGACCCCGCGCGCCAGCGCCTGCTCACGGGCCCGGGCGGAACGGCGTTCGTTGAGAAGCTTCCAGCCCTCGACCGCCGTGAATTTCGGTCCAGCCTGCCGGGCGAGATTCAGCAGGAAGGCGCGGTCATCCTCCCGCTCCAGGTCGTTCCGTTCTATGCGTGCCATCTGGTGCTCATCAGGATAGCCGGGAAGCTCTACGGCTGCCAGTTCCGGGGGGGGGGGCAAAGTATCCCACTCAGGGAACTCCAGCCCTTCCATTCCGGCCGCCAGCTCGTCGGCCAGTTTCTCAAAGGCCTGGGGGTCGAACCCTTCCAGGTCGTGGTGCTCGTCGATGCGCGGGACCTCCAGTAGATGAGGTAGCCGCACGCCTGGTTAATGGGACGACAGCAGACCGTGAAGTGCCGGGGGTGCGAAGGCATTATGCACCCTTCAGCGTTGCAGCAGGCAGGCATTGAGCGTCGAGGCGATCGAGCGCGCCACCTCCTCCCGATGGTAGCGGTTGGGCGCGGCCGACGTCGGTCGGCCCTCCCGGGCCTCGAATCGCCGGCCGGTCCACACCACCTTCCAGGTCTCTCCGGGCGGGGGGAGGAGGAGCTGCTCGCGCATCAGGCGCCGAACGCCTCGAAGAGAAGCCCCTGGCCAGCGTCATCGGTCACCAGGGCAGGGCGGCGGCGCCGGAAGAGGACCGGGGCCTCCAGGGTGTGCTCGATCTCCCCCCGGTCGACGAGCCGCCACAGGGCGGCGTTGACGGGGGTGGTGAACAAGACGTCGGCCGTGAGGTCGAAGATCTCGACCCCCAGCCGGTTGAAGGTGCGCGGCTCGCCGTCGGCGAGGCCTTCGAGGAGCAGCTCCTCCAGCTCGGCCGCCGGCCTCTTGGCGAGGGTCCGGTGCGGAGCTCGATCCTGGTGGCCACCCTTCGGCCGTGGGGTCCGCTGGGGATCGCCTGGCGCGCGCACCAGGTGGGTGTAGGCGGCCAGCCCTTCGCGATCGGCGACGGCGCCAAAGACCCAGGTCAGGATGCCGGTCGCCGCCGGCTGGTTCGCCGAGATCCCGCTCGTGGTGCTGGCGGCCTCCGCCGCTTCCTCCTGGAGCCGCCCCTGCAGGTGCTCGATGACCTCGTCCCAGTCCACCCCGTAGCAGGAGCCCCCGGTCTTCCCGATCACCGGCGCCACCACCTCGCGCATCTCCTCCGGATCGGTGATCTCGCTCGCCTGCTCCAGCAGCTCTTGGCGGTGCTCGATCGTGAAGACGGCGTTCGCGGTGCTGTGGTTCGAGAATCCGCAGACCTCGGGCTCGGACCCGCGCAGCTCGCGGTCCAGGGTGGCGAAGGTGACCTCGATGCCCGTACCGTATTCGCGGAAGGCATTCTTCTCGATCATCTCCCAGGTGGCGGAGATGCAGCCCGGGAGCTCCAGCGCGCAGCGGGTCAGCAGGTCACCCAGCCCGTTGGGGCCGAGGGTGACGATCCGGCCGCCGGGTGCCAGCAGGCTCCAGGCGTGCTCGATGTGCCGCACGTAGGTGTTCCGGGAGAAGGGCGGGTTCATGACGATCCGGTCGTAGAGAACAGCCGGCCGATAGGAGAGGAAGTCTTCCCCCACCAGGTGGGCCTCGCCGGCGGCGAGCAGCCGCTCGCGGGCCGCGGCGTCCGTCTCGCAGACGTCGATCTGCTCGGCGCCGGCCAAGCGGAGGAGGTGCACGAGGCGTCCGTCGCCGGCGCTGGGCTCCAGGTAGCGCATGGAGGGGAGGGCGGGCCCTGCCTCGCGGACCATGGCCTCGCCCACCTCCATCGGGGTGTAGAAGGCCTGGCGCGCCTTCCGCTGGGCCTTCGCGTCCAGGACCTCGTTGACCGGCTGGAACGTCACGGTCGCCCCGGGGGACACGTGGGGCGCTTCGTGCTCCACCGCGAGAGCGCCGAGTCGATCGAGTAGCGAGGAGACGGCGCGCCCTGCCGGCGCTGCCGGCGATGGGTCCCGCAGTGGCGGCAGGCAGCCAGGTCCTCAAAGACGAGGTCGAGATCCGCCACCTCGCCGGCGAGCTTCTGGACGGGGTCCCAGCGGTGCCGGGAAACGTTCTCGCCCCCGAGTGCGCGGACGATCTCCTTCCGGTTCTCGTCGTTCTCTACTGCCTCCCCTTCGCCCTGCTCGATCAGCCAGTCAACATCGCAGAGCTCGCATTCACCGGCTGGCCGGAGATCCTCATGGCCACAGGCTCTCATGGGACTGCTGCTTCCTTTGGTAGGTCGGCTGTGGCCAGGACCTCGCGGATTGGCGCGGCGATCCGGTCGAGGGCCTCGCGGGCTTCCCGGTCGTAACCCATCGACCAGAGGAGGTGGAGCGTCGCGAGCGCCTCGCCAAGGTCCTCGAAGCCGGCGTCGTCGGCCATTTCCTCAGCGTGGGAGAGGAACTCGCCGACGTTGGCCCGGGCGACGTCCTCGCCGGCGATCGGCTCGTCTCCATCCGGCCAGGCACGAGCGGCGGTCCAGCCGTGGAAGCGGGTCGCCCACGGCTTCCCGGTGAGGAGGAGAGGGTGGGCGACCAGGTTGTGGACGAGCTGCCAGAAGAAGCGCATCGGGGTCTCCTCAGAAAGTAGCGATCCAGACCCGGGCCCGATCGGCCCAGGCGTAGATCAGGTTCCAGGCGTCGTCGAAGGCTTCGACGTCGTCGCCGTCTTCCTCGTCCGCGAGCTCACGGAGGGGCTCCAGCAGGTGCTCCGGGGGCTTCACCCGCAGAGCCTCGAAGCGCTCGACGATCCCCTTGCACAGGGCGCCGAGGGTGATCTCTTCCTCCTCCTTCGCCGCCCAGAGGTCGGCGATCTCCAGGCGGGCTTCCCAGTGAGGCACGGCTCACACCTCCAGCCGCGTCAGGCCGCGGCGCTTGATCTCATCGTCGAAGTGGTCGATGAACGGGGAGACGGGCGCTTCGAGGACCTCGGCGAACTCCGCGTCGAAGGCTTCCTGGGCGGCGTCCCCGTTGGGGCCAGGGCCGGTCAGGTAGGCGCGCAGGATGCGCGGTCCGATGGCCCCCTTGCGCCGGAGCATCCGGTCCGCGGCCAGCAGGTGGTGGTCCTCCATGGCGGTGACGTGGATGTCCTCGCCCTCGCGGGTCGTCCAGATCCCCGCGGCGGCCTTCGCTTCCAGGTCCTGGCGTGTTGCCGTACCCATCCTCGGGTCTCCTTCCTTGGGGGCCAGCGGCCCGTAGATGTCGCAGGTGGCGCAGCGCCCGCACCTCGAGCAGGTGCCACGCGGTTCTCCGTGCAGGGTGCAGGTGATCGGCAGGGAGACGCCGAAGAAGCAGTTGCCGCTCCGGCGGTGGGTCATGCCGGCGTGCTCGGGCTTCCGCGGCCAGCCGAAGGAACAGCGGCAGCTATCGCGGTCCGGGTTGCCGCACCGGGAGTGGTGGACGAGGCCGGCGGCGTCAGTCCTCACGCAGCCGCCTCGCCCTCGGTCTTGATCTCGACCGGGTCATCCCACTTCAACCGGTAGGTGGACTCGCCGGCGGAGAGGACCTCGTCGCCCGCTGCGGCGGTCCGGCGGCTCACCACGAACCGGGCGAACTGCTCGGCGCTCAGCCGGACCCGGACGCTCTGGCCGTGCGTGAGCTTCGAGGCGACCGCCTGGCCGGGGCATCCGCAGCCAGCCCCAGCGAGTTGCGGAAGATGTCCGCGAGGCGAGCAACGACCTTCGCCGAGTTGGGGGCGTTGGGGGTGACGATCCGGAAGGTGATCTCGTAGGCGGTCATAGGCGGCTCCTCTCCGTTACGATTCATACTCTATATAGGCTACGTCAACAGGCGAGCCGCGATCCACCGAGAGTTGCGCCCAGTGCAGGCGATACGCGCTGCTAGGAATACCACCCGGCGTGGAGCTCACGGACGTCGTCAAAGAGGATCACCACCTGGGCGCCGCCCACCGTGCGCCCTCTCGCGATGTGGTCGTCGAGGCTTTCCAGCCAGACCGCGACCCTGCGCGGCGGATCGTCGGGATCTCCCGGAGGCCTGCTGATGATCGTCACCCGTTCGTTGAGCCTCTTGCGCAGCCAACTCCTGGCGACATAGCCGGCGGGGGAGAGGTGGACGTCCTTCTCCTCGAGGAGGCTCACAGGCTGCCTCCCGGGTGCGTGGCGCGGCGGATGTCGTCGAGCAGCTCCCCCATCTCCCGACGGGCCTCGAGCAACTCCTGGTCCCATCTCTTGCGGCGCTGGCTTTTGGCCGCGGGCTCCAGGTCGGAGTCCCCAACGATCCGCTGGATCTGGTGGTTGGCCTCCGCGATCCGAGCGAGGATCGCGTCGTTGCGTTCGTTGAAGGTCACAGATACCTCCAGTCGATCTGCACCAGCTCCCGGGGGGTGGAGCGGGTGTGGAAGCGCTCCCAACGAGCAGGATCGAAGTCGGGCCCGGCTTTAAGCGGGGAGACGATGCACAACGCCGTCAGCTCGACGACAGCGAGGCCCGCCGGCCGGACCCCCTTCTCCCGAGTCTCGCGCGCGGGCCGCGAGCGGTCCGTGAGGATCACGGTCCTGTTTTTGGTCATCCACTTGGGGATCGCGTCCCGATAGAGCCGGGTCGCCTGCCGCCTCCGGATCTCGCTGGCGAGTTCCCCGGCGTTCAGGTGAGCGAGGTAGGGGAGGCGGACGTCGTGGGTGGTGGCCACCTCGGCCGCGAGGCCATGGATGAAGCTGGTGGAGGGGATCACGTGGTCGAGGCGGACGAACGGCGCCTCGGCCGGTTTCACCCGGCAGAGGCCCGGCTTCCCTGCCGCCCCCCTGGGGAGGACGTAGACCAGCATCCGCTCGGGCAGAGCGGCGAGCTCGGCCGCGTCCAGGGGGCGGTCCTTCATCGCCCACTGGCCGTGGGAGAGCAGGTGCCGCAGGGCGGGGTCGAAGCTGCGGGGGGACCGGTGTGGTCCCTTCCGGCCAACCGGCCCGGGCCCCGCTGCTGGGGAGATGCCGTCGGCCGCCAGCCGGCGCGCCACCTCGAGGAACAGATCATCTCCGTCGCGCTGGCTCATTCGCAGATCTCCAGGATGCCATTCATGTGGCTGCTGCTACTGGACTGCCGAGTTGAAGGTCGAACTCTTCGCCCGAAACGGCAGAGAGAACGATGTTGCGAAGAGAGTCGTGCATGTGGTACCCCCCCCCCCCCTGTTCGTGAGCAAGTTCTTACTTACCAGATCCTCCCCGATTCTGCCGAAAGGACGGTGGGTGCGATCGCGCGCCACCATCGTCAACTCGTAGAAGTGGAGAGGCTCGGAGACGATGAGATCCCGAAGGATCATCATGGTGGTGGCGACGAGGGGCTCGGCCTCCTCGCTGCCGTTCTTCAGCCGCAGGACCTTCACCGGCGCCCCCGCTCGTGAAGGGAGCCAGCAGCTCGCCGATGCCGGTCATTGTTGCCCTGGCCCAGCGCCGGCGCCGGCTCGGCCGCCGGCCAGGAGTTGCGGACCTGGCCAGCCTGGATGTACTCATGCGGGCCGTAGTGGCCGCCCGCCCGATTGCAGGCGACGTGGCCACGGGGATGGATGGCCTGACACCGCCCAGCCTCAAGCCCCAGGGGCGGCTCTACAGCGGCAGGCTCGGCGGCCTCGCACCGCAGTTCGAAAAGGTGGGCGGCGCCTCCGCCGATCATCACCACGCCGCCGGGCTCCAGCGCGAGGATGTCTTCGCGCACCTGGTCGTCTTCGAAGTCCTGCTCGAGGAAGTCAGCCAGGTTGATCGGCTGGCCGTTCAGCAGGTAGATCCGGGTGTCGCTCTTGTGGTCTTTCATGGCTTCCTCCATAGAGAGGGAGCCCCGGGATGGGGCTCCCCCGGTTACCTCTTCAGCGGTAGATCCGCTCGAGCTGGACACTGCGGTGGTCGGTGGAATTCGGGAGCTTGGCGATCGCCTCGTAGGTGCCGTGCTGGGCATAGATCCGGTAGCTGTGCCCGCGGGACGGCATGATCGCCGTGGGCTGGATGCCGGTGTGGTAGAGCAGCCCCCAGGTCACCACCGCGACGTTGGCGCAGTCGGAGGTCGGGATCAGGTTCCGGAGCCGGAGATACTCCGGCATCTCGATCCCGGTCGGCTTGCGCCAGGCCGCGATCGCCGCCGTCATCTCCTCGCGGAGCCGTTCGCTCATCTTCGGGGTCGCCATGGATCAGGCCTCCCCCAGGATCGTGGCGCAGCCGCCGGCGCAGGAGTAGCAGTCGCGGCCGACCATGTAGCCCCAGCAGCCGTCATCGTGCCGGGCGGCGTCGACGTAGACGTCGCCGATGAGGGTGACCGTCTCGACCTCGACCGTTCCCTTCGTCCGCCCGTTGCGGTGGTAGGCGACGATCGTTCCCTTGGGGATGTAGATCTTGGTGAGGGGAAGCGTGCGGGTCGGGTACGTCACCCGCCAGATGCCGCCCTTGCCGGGCTCGCCCGGGCTGGTGCGCAGGATCTCGCCGCGGACCTCGGCGGCGAAGACGGCGGCCTCCTCGGGGGTGGTGAAGTAGTCGTAGTCGACGGGGCGGCAGGCGCAGCGCTTGCCGTGGGGCAGGTAGGAGCAGGAGCCGAAGTGGATGATCTCGTTGCGGCCGATGGTCTGGAGCTTCATGTCGTTCGTTGCCTTTCTGAGCCCGTAGGCTCGGTTCGTTCGACGAAGGAAAGACTATACGAACGTATAGAGCCTGTCAACCCCCTCCGCGCACGCGGATCTTTCTCCCGTTCGGGCGCGGCCGATTGTGGGGTCGGACACCTCCTCGACCTTTGAGGATGAGCTTCCGCCGGCGCCGATGCGTCCGGCCGATCCGCCGCTTCTTCAAGGCCAGATCACGCAGAAGCAGACCAGGCCCTCGGTGGCCGGCTGCGTGCCCCACCAGGCCAGACCCGCGCGCTCGGCATCCTGGGCGAAACGCTCGGCTTCGTCGGAGCCGGAGGCCTCGCCGATATGGAAGTAAACCTCGACGAGCTCGTGCGTGTCGAAGCGGTGGAGGTCAAGGCGATCCTCGCGCCAGGCCCGCATCAGGCGGTTGAGCGTCTCGGTCAGCATGAACCGCGGAGCTCCAGCATGCCGGTGAGCTGGCGGATACGGAGGACGGTTTCACGCGCGAGCTCTCGGTCTCGGGAAGCCCGGACCGTGGGGATCTGGGAGATCAGGCTCTGCCGCAGGGCGATGAGGAAAGAGGTCGAGGGGTTGGTCATTTTCGTCTCCGTTTCCTGGGGCTTGCCGCCCCGGTTCGTCGATAGAGAGACACTATACAGACGTATAGGAGAAGTCAAGCGGCCCGCCGGAGCTGTCGCGCCCATCGGATCTTGGGGCAGGTCGGGGCCCGGTCTTCCCTCGGCCGCGCGGCCCGGTGCCAGGAGCCGCCGCGGGTCCGGCTCTCGGGGCTCCATCCGGCGGCGATGAGGCTGGTGCCGGGCTCCGTCTCCAGGGTGTAGGTGATGATCCGCTCGAAGCCCCGGCGCTTCGCTTCGCGAGCTGCTGCACCGTAAAGCATGGAGGCGGCATGGCGGACCAGCGCGGGCGCTACGGTGGGCCCCACGATCGCCGAACTGGCTGCCGCCAACGACCACATCGGGATCTGGATCGAGATGAAGCGCAACGCCGCCGCCGAGGCACTGGCGAAGTTCCAGGCGAA